AAATGAAGGTTCGGCAGGTGCCAGCCACAACGCTTAAGCCAGGCGATATCTTCTTTGACATTAGCGGAGAGATGGCGAAAATCGTCTTTCGCGCTAACACCTCAGCGCCTGGTAAGGTGGGCTTCAGCTGCATTGATTCCGATGGCCTCCCGTGTCTGGTTACATTCGATAAGCACCAGGCAGTAACGAAGGTGACAGACAGGCGCGTAATCGGGCCGCAGGAAGCGTAAATAAAGGGCCGCATGGCCCTTTTTCTTTGTCTGCGAATAGCACTTTTTGCTAAAGACTCCCGGCAACCATTCCGCTATCATTCTTTCCACGGCAACAACGCCGCAACTCAACAGAGAGATAATCACCATGTTACAGACTCGCAAAGTATTCATTTTCGCAAGCGTTGAAACTATGTCACGCGGTACTGATATCAAGCATTCAATCGTTGTTTCTGACTTTGACTATCGTCAGATTGAATCAATTAAAGATGATTACCTGTTTGTCTGTGAGCGCGAGATCTCTTTTGATCTGCCAGAAGATGCAACCGGACAGGCGGCTGAAGCGATGGAAAACAAGCTGTCAGCCATTCGCGCCAAACACCACGCGGAGCAGCAGAAGATCATTGACAGCATCGCCAAATTGCGCCAGCTTGCCGCGCCGGTAGAGGGCGAGCTGGTAGATGATCGCGGCCTGGTTGAGCGCAGCACGTCGATCAATGCAGATGAAGCGGACGACGCAGATTTTAACGATCTGCCATTCTGATTAACCGGGGCCGGGAGACCGGCCTAACCAGCCAGGAGAAATCCACTCATGAAATCAACCCGAATCCGCATGATAGGCCGCGCCGGTAAAAGCAAGCAGCACCCGGTTTACACGGTTCAGCGTGGCGATAAGGTGTACACGGTCACGCCAGGCACGCGGGAAGTCACTCGCATTGTTGAGACTCGCATAAATGAGCGTATGTCTCGCCGTGTTGAGCGCATCGGCGGAAAGCTGATGGATAGTCTGATATCTGACGCGCTGTTGTTCGCTAAGGAGTCAGAGTGAAGGTCTGGGAAAATAACGTCCTTCGATCAGTGGCTAAGGCCGTGATAGCTGAGAGCCAGGCCAAAACTAAGGGCGTGAAAGCTCAGGGCGACAGGGATCGCATCAACAAAGAGATCATTGATCGCCACCACAAGCCAATAAGCGCGGGATTCACCCGCATTCAGTTACTTTACACAATCGGTGTCGTTCGCGGCGTCCTGAAAGACAGAGGTTAAAATGAAGCAGCAGAACAAATATCTCGCCCTTGCCATTCCATCACTGATCATTGCAGGCGCGTCATCTTTCGCGTGTTATGTGACGGCTGAATCAAGCGTTTTTGGCGTGGCTATGTTCACCTGGGCCGCTGGTTGTGCGTTGTCGATGATTTGCATTCACGGCTTTGCCGATTCCCAACAATCCGCCATAAGCTCTCACACTCTTGATTATTGGGGCCAGCTTTTTGGTTTAAAGCGAAAGTATTTTGGTCTTGAGTTCGATTCAGCATTCAAGCGCCGCCTCTATGGTCAGTTAAAATATGATCGCCAGGTATAAGGGCTGCAAGAAAGTGAATGGTCAGCCGTTTGACGTGTATCACGTTGACGACGGATGCGAGATCCACAAGGTAAGCGTTTCAGCCTGGGGAGGAATGGTTGTTGAGTCTCCCCCGGCTGTAATGGTTGATGGTGATTCTATGGTATGCATCATCGCTGCAGTGCTGGAGCAGGAGGAAAAGCGCGGATTCTGAATAGCACTTTTTGTTAAAACTGGCTCCATTGATTCCGCTATTATTCTTTTCAAGGCGGCAATGGTGCCAGCCAGACAGGAGATTCAAAGATGAAAGCAGCAATCACCGCAACCGACGTTAAAACCATCCTGAACCGCGCTGGCGACCGTAGCGGCTTCAAATTCCTTCGCGGAAACCCGTTCTATGCTAATAACGCCCGTTACACCGCCATGAAGGATAAATGGGAAGATCTGAAGATGATGAATGCTGATCGCCTGAATGCTCGCGTTATCAAAAGCATCGATAACTTTCTGGCGACATGTAATGACAAGGTTATGAGCTACTAAAAGGCACAAAAAGCTAAACATCAACCAAATCATTCCGCTATTATTCTTATCAACGGGGGCAGCAATGGTGCGGCCCCAAAGCAAAAAGGGTTATCAAATGAAATTATCTACTCGCGGCAAAACCATCATCACTACAGTTGTGATTTCTTCTATTTTCTGGGCTGGCGTCATCATTTCAGTTAAGGCGGCTATTCATGGCTAATCGCTGGAATCAGTCAGAGATTGCTTTTCTCAAGTCAACCGCAGGGCGCGAGCCGATCCAGATTATCGCGCTCGCTCTGGGTAAGAGTGAAAAGGCCGTCATGAGCTTTGCTCAGAAGCAGGGGATCAGTCTGGCAGTTGAACGCAAGCGCTGGTCAGGTGAAGATGACGCGGTGATCCGGGCGTCGGTTAAGCAGGATTTGTCAGCCTACAAGATCGCAGCCGTCTTAGGCCGAAGTGAAAAGGCGGTATACCATCGGATCGAGCACCTCAGGAAACTGGACGATGCAGGCTGACTGGTATATCAGAAAGGTTTGGACAACCAGCGAAGTTGAAAGGCTTCGCCTCCTGGCTGGAGATTTCTGCCTACCGCAGATCGCGGAAATGATGGGTCGGTCTGAAAATTCAATCCGGGGTGCGGCTCAGAGGTTCAGAGTTAAGGTGAGAACCAACAGCATCGACAAGAATAAAATAGCTTTGCATGAAACAATTAGGGAGCTATATAAAACGAAATCTATCAGTCAGATATGTAAAAAAACCGGCATGAGCTACAGTCGAGTTTACAGAATAGTGACCAAGAACCCTGGCTAAACGCCGGGGTTTTTTGCTATTGTCGCACGACAGAAACCAGCAAGGGCAAAAAATTGAAATCGGATGATCAGGGTTTAATCAGCACTGCCTTAACCTGGATCGGCTATTTCGTGATCTCCACGCTGGGCGCTCTGGCAAACTATGCAGATAAGATCGATAAGGGCGAGAAGTTTAGCATCAGCACCCTAATCCTACGCTGGGTAATAGCCGCCTTTGCATCGTCTATAATGGCTTTGTATGGTGAATCTCAACAGTGGGATGTAAGGTTTATTTTCATAGCTTGCGGGATTGCCGGTTACATGGGGGTCACTGCGATCAAGATGGGCGAAAATATTTTAAAGCAACGTTTCGGCACTACGCCGCCAGAGGATAAGAAAGAATGAATATCAAAACGGGAGTAAAGGGGATCAGCCGGAATATGGAGAGTTTCCTGTATTGCATCGGCTTCTCAGAGTTAGGAAGCATGGTTGACCTACCCAGCCAGGGATATGACGTCATTGTAGGCAGCACTCCATCAAAGCTGATCCTGATGAAGGACTACCGCGAGCATCCAAACGTTTATGTTAAGGCGCACAACTCTACCGCTGCAGGCCGCTATCAGATCCTGAACCGATACGCAGTGGCTTATCAGAAAAGTCTCAACTTGCCCGATTTCGGCCCGGAAAGCCAGGATCGGATCGCTATTCAGTTGATCCGGGAGTGCAAAGCGTTAGATGATGTGGAAAACGGCAGGATTGAAACCGCGCTAACTAAATGCCGCTCACGTTGGGCGAGTCTGCCGGGCGCAGGTTACGGACAGAATGAAAACAAATTATCAGACCTGGTACGCAAATTTAAAGAGGCCGTTCAGCATGGCGATTTATAATTTTCTGAAAGGTAACTCGCGTCTTTTGGTCTGGGTGTTTCTGGGCGTTATGGCTTTCATGGCCTACAACCAATCCCAGGCACGCAAGCTGGACGCACAGCGCATAGCGACACTGGAAACTACCGTCACTCAGATGAGCAACACGGTTAACCAGATGGCGCTCACCATGCAGCAGACAGCCTCACTGATGCAGAAGTTTAACCAGATGGCGAGCGATTGGGAGACTCAGAAGCCTCAGATCGAGAGCCGCAACGAAAGCCGCAAACAGGCAAATAGCAATGACCTTAAAAAATCTGATGTTGGTTCCATCCTTATTCCTGATTCTGTTATTAAGCGGTTGCAAGAATCAGCCGAGTCAGCAAAGAGCGCCGCTAATAGTGCCGCCATACGTGGAGACGCCACCCAGCCTGACAATTGATTGCAAGGTGCCGGTTATCCCGGCATCACTTAATGTCACCCAGCTGGTTAACATCCTCTCAGACTCACTAGGCAGCATTGAAGCGTGTAACTACCGCATGGGGATTATCAGAAAGGTAGAAGCGGAAAGGAAAGAGCACTATCAAATACTCACAGAATCCGCATCAAAATAGACGCACTCAGGGCCGCATTTAAAGCGGCCTTTTTTATGCCTCATCATCTACCGAATAAATCCAGATAACGCCGCAGAATGGCGATGGCTAATCATCCCGGCAACTCCGCCGCTATAGCCTCAAGCTCAGAACCAACAAACCCGGAGCAATTGCCGAAAGTTGCAATCAGTTGCTGGCGAGGGGTCAGTAATTTAAACGCCGCTCGTTGCTCAGGAGTCTTGAGCCACACTCGGTCAGTGAAAAAATCCTTAGCAGTTTTCTCAGCCTGGATTTGCGCCAGCTGGGCCGGTGTCAGGTGCTTTTCTATGTTCAGCTCAAAAGCAAATATATCATCAAAATCATCTACACGTTTTAATGCACGATCTTGTGCATTTCGTTGTGTAGATTGATTTGCGTATTGTTCATAATAATCAGCCATTTACGATATTCACCCATACAAGAAATCAAACAATGTTTTGCGTGTTTCGGAAAACGTGTTTATCATGCCACATCCTTAGCACTGAGAGTAGTAAAAAATGATTGAAGATTACCCGCAACACGAGCACGAAGAAGATCACGATCTATCCCATTTCGGCTATGAGGGAAACAGCGCCGAAAGCATCCCAGATCACCTCACCTCAGCCGCGCCGGATAAAACACTTGAGGAATTTGCTGAAATCTATCAGCAGATGGAGCAAGACGCAGAATACGTTAACCCGTTCGATTTCGACTTTGACGAGGTGAGCGCCCCAGAGCTTAAACCAGCCAGAGTGGAAGCTAAGCCGGAATTTGTGCCGGACTGGCAAAAGCAGTTGCTCGCGGCTCGTGAATCCAGGATGGACAAGATCGCCGGTGGATCGTTCATCGTAAATGGCCTTATCCAGGCTAACGAGTCCGGCCTGATGTATGGAGACTCAGGTTCAAAGAAAACGTTTTTAGCCATTCATATCGCGTGCTGTGTGGCATCAGGAATGGCGTGTTTCGGCAAGGGGGTAAGAGAGGGTCTGGTGTATTATTTCGCGGCAGAAGATCCGGCAGGCGTGCGTGAGCGCGTTAGAGGATGGGAGCAGGCATATAACGGCGGAGATCCACTCCCAACCATGCAGCTAATCCCGCGAGCTTTCGATCTTCTGAACCAGGAGAAGCAGGATAAATTTGTATCATCTGTCGAGGCGCTTTACTCAGTATTGCCGCCAGAGCGCCGTAAAACATCACTAATCATCGTGGACACGCTGTCTGCGAACAACTCAGCAATGAACATCGGGGGAAAGGCACTGGATGAAAACAGCAACAATGATATGGCAACAATGCTTACAAAAGCTACGGAACTCGCTCGCAGGCTGGGCGCGTCGATCCTATTTATTCACCATAGCGGGAAAGATTCCGAAAAGGGGGCCAGGGGTGCGTCAGCCTTACGCGCCAACGTGGGCTATGAAATCAAAGTACGAGGCATTAAAGGCCAAACAGGCGTCATCATCGAACCGACAAAAATCAAAATGGCAGCAGCCTTGCCAAAGAGGAAGGTGAGCTTCAACCATCAGGCACTACCGCAGGAGCTTCTTGAGGAGCGCCGGTTAGCGCGTGCAGAGCTTTCACCTGATGAGGATGCCGGGTGGAGAACCGAGGAGTACGAGACAACCCTGGTGCCGATTAACCGCCTGCAGGCCGTAGACGTCGCTGATGAGACCGAGGAAGGTGGCAAGGCTGGGAGGCCGCGCAAAGATCCTACTCACACTCAGAAGATCGCGCTGTTCGTGCGGAAGAATGGCACGTATCGCGGCATCAGCAAGGATGACATTGTGTCAGCCATGCTAAGCACCAAAGCGATTCCAGACCGCAACAGCGTTAACCGTGCGATTAAGGACGCTGAGGATCGTGGATATCTCATCGTGACGCGTGGCGGAAACTACAAGCACGATCAGACGAAGTGTGACGGATTAGCTGAGGAAATGGGTGAAACTGTTAAGTGGAGTCCGCCGTCAGAGCAGCAGTTGCCATAGTGTTAAATTGGTTATAATAGTGTAAAACGATCTACAGGTAGTAATATGACGTTACTACCTGCATTTAAAACGTAGAAAACGACAATTTTTTAATTGCCTTTCAAATACTCATCAAGTGCTTGTTATATATAGAAAAAACGCCTCAAAATGATGTTTTCAAAAACACTCCGCAAACACTCCAAACCGAACAAAAAACAATACACTGCGCCTATTTATAGGCGCATGTAGTGTTTGTTGTATGGGTGTCGCCGATGTTGAATAGGAAATGCAGATCAAACCGCAGATCAAATCATGACGAATTCAGCCATCGACTCTGGCAAGGAGTGTTCAAAAATCGCGCAAACAGTTTTGACCGTGCAAATTGGTATTGACCCAGCCAGAGCAACCGCGTAATCTTCACCACATCGAGACGGTGCAGCCGCTGAGATAGCCGAAGCAACAAGGCTCTAAAATGTTGCGCAGCCTGGTACGGCTTAAACGTACAACCGGCGAGACAACACCGGGATAGCAAAACCAAACCGGAAACAGCGCGAACGTCAACGGGTGACTAGAGTCACCGGCGCAAGGAGATGAGCGAGCCTGAAACAGCCTCAGAATTTTAGGCTCGTAGTTTAGGCGGTTAAAATACTCCCCTGTCACGGGAGAGATCACGGGTTCAAACCCCGTCGGGCCTGCCAAAGTGGGCATTAGATGAAAGCGGGTTTCCTCCCGGATTTATCGCAATCATCACTGCCGCTGTCAACAGCGTATGACGTTAAACCGCTCGCCAATGAATGCAAACGGGAAAGGGCGTTAAATCTACGTTAGGCCGATGAGTTCAACTGGCAATAAAGAACTGACAGCCGGGAAAGTCCGGCCACGAATTAAGGCGGGTTGTCAGAGCGGCTTATTGAAGTTGACTGCTAATCAACCGGGGCGCAAGTCCCGCAGAGGTTCGAATCCTCTACCCGCCGCCAAAAAAAAGACAGCTTACGCCAGTGAATAGAGCGGCCCGTCAGGGTGGGCGGAGGTGAGACACCTTCAGCTGTCACCAGATTTGCTCGTTTCTGAATTGCATTTTAGGGAAAGACTTTTAGCGATGCGCATCGCTTTAAGGGCAATAACCTTGATGTAATGGGATCAGATGTTGTGGGTTGATCTCCACGGTGCCGGGGTTCGAGTCCCTGGGCGAGCGCCAAACAGAGGCTTTAAGATGGACGAATTCGATTTAGACGATGCAGCACTTGAGGCCGCAGAGCGTAAAGCTACTGAAGTAGCAGACCGAGCGCCGGAAATTGATGATTCCGAGTCGGAATGTGAAGGTTGTAAGATTTAATTTTGTTGGCGGGAGGGTGGTATATCAACTACCTGGGCTTTAGCGGTTTGACGGAGATGAATCTCCTCTTCTCCCTTACGGGATAGCACCGCGAGCAGAGACGAAAATTGATATAGCCTATCATAATGACACTGTTACGAATGAACCATCATTGCGTAACATCGCGAGCACAGCGACGGCGAAATAGTGCAACGACTTAACCCGCTTCGGCGGGTTTTGTCGTTTATGGGATTCAGTGTATTATGACGCTTCAAACAGGAGAGAAATCAATGTCTACACCATCAAAGGATTTCAGCAATTTTAGCCGCCTCTATAAGCGCCGATTCAGCGACGTTATAGGAACAAACCAGCTGACCAATCAGCAGCTATTCGACCTCATCACATCATATTTCGCATGGGCCGAAAACAACCCGCTGAACACGCCAGAAACGGCGAACTTCCAGGGCCGGGTTTACCAGGGCGAGGCGAAGAAGATCAGGCCATTCACGATCACCAGCCTTTGCTTGTTCCTGAACATTACGCCTAAGACCTGGCGCGAGTGGAAAAAGTTCGAAAGCACCGACGACGAGAAGGAGCGCCTAAAGATCCTGGAATTTGCGGAGAGCATCATTCATGAGCAGAAATACACAGCGGCAATGATTGGCGTGTTCAACCCTAATTTCGTAATGAAAGATCTGAACATGGACGTTAGCACTGTTAAAAACGTTGGCGATCCTGACAACCCGATTCAGCACAATCACAGCGGCTCTCTGACGCTGGATGCTGAGGCGATTCAAAACCTGGTGAGTAAGCTCTGATGGGTGAAATGCTTGAATGGGAAGAATTGAGCTATGCAGAAAAGATGCTCCTCAAGCAGTTGAGCGAAGCGGATTTTCTGACGTTTCAGCGTATCTTTTTCCAGTTGCTGCAGGGCGACAAGTGGTCTGTTAACTGGCATCACCGGGTTATTGCTAAAACCGTTGAGGAGGTTATCAGCGGGAACTTTGAGGGCAGGCCGCGCAACAAGGTTATCAACGTTCCACCGGGGAGCGGCAAAACTGAGATGTTGAGTATCCATGCGCCCGTATGGACGGTAATCAAGTCGCGCAAGGTGCGAAACCTGAACATCTCGTTCTCTGACACGCTGGCTAAGCGTAACAGTCGCCGCACGCGTGAGATCATCTCCTCAAGAGAATTTCAGGAGCTTTGGCCTTTCGCTATCGGCCTGAACCAGGCTGATGAGTGGCAGCTACTTAATCCGAACGGAAAGACGCGTGCAGAGGTCATATCCCGATCAGCAGCCGGACAGATTACCGGCTCGCGTGCAGGATACCCTACTCGCGACTTTAGCGGCCTGATCAACCTGGATGACTTCGACAAGCCGTCCGACGTGTTCAGTGAGGTGCGAAGGAAGAAGCAGCACGAATTGCTATCAAACACTATCCGATCTCGACGCGGGAACAAGTCTAAAGACTACTCAACACCAATCATGGCGATACAGCAAAGGCTTCACGTCGATGATTCAAGCGCATTCATGCTGGCTGGGAAAATGGGTATGCCGTTTGACCTCATCAAGATCCCGGCGCTGGTGAACGAGGATTATATTGATAGTCTGCCAGACTGGATCAGGGACGATTGCTGGAAGTGCGTTAAAGACAGCGAGAAGATGCGCGGCTACTGGTCATATTGGCCCGAAAACGAATACGTTGGAGATCTGATAGCGCTTTGGGACATCGACGATTACACGTTCCAGAGCCAATACATGCAAAACCCGATCAGCCTGGGCGGTAACGTATTCCTGGGGGACTGGTGGCGCTTCTATGGCGCTGAGGGTGCCGATACAGCACCTCGCCCGGAAAGGTTTGAATATCGCTTTATCACGGCTGATACAGCGCAGAAAATCAAAGAGCATAATGACTGGTCTGTTTTCTGCCTTTGGGGGAAGTATGAGGGCAAGCTGTACCTGATAGACATGGTTCGCGGTAAGTGGGAAGCGCCGGAGCTGTCTACTAACTTTGAGGCGTTTATCAACGAAGCAGCCAGAATGAACTATTCAGATGGCTATCTGAGAACGATCTACGTTGAGGATAAGTCGAGCGGTACTGGTTTGATCCAGGACGTCGGAAAGCGCTCGCCTGTTGCGATAACTCCACTGCAGCGAAGCAAGGACAAGGCTACACGCGCCAAAGATGCACAGCCAGCCGTTAAGGCCGGTAAAATCCTGCTTCCTGATGATGCTAAGTGGCTCCCGGAGTTTCTGGCTGAACACTCTGCATTCACGTATGATGATACGCACGCACACGACGACATAGTTGATAACACCATTGACGCTGCAACGCTTGAGCTGATGGTTGGTAACAACTCAATTGAACGCCTTAAGGCGCTTGTAGGTAAGGATTAAAGCCAATGGCAGCAAAGAAGAAAGCAGTTAAGTCAGCACCGGCTGATGCTCGCTTAGACAGCTATCAAGAGATTTTCCTGAACGTTGGTACGGCTGGAGACCCGTTCAATTACGGCGGCATTGGCGCGGCTCGAATCATGAGACGCCCGGAGCTTGAGCGGATATATATGTCTGACGGCGTAGGACGTCGCATTGTCGATATCGTTCCTGAGGAGATGATGCGCAGCGGGTTTAACGTTGAGGGCATCGACAACATGGATGAGGTTAAGTCGAAGTGGGACGCTATCGACGCAACCAACAAACTCACTGATGCAATGATCTGGGCGCGTCTTTTCGGCGGCTCAATCGTTATTATGGGTATTGATGACGGCAGCGCGAATCTATCAGAGCCAGCGGGTGAAGGTGAGATAGATTTTCTGCGAGTGTATGACCGCTATTCAGCACAGGTTTATGCTCGCGAAGAAAACAGCCTATTGAAGAATTTCGGAGAGCCAACCATCTGGGAAATCACTCCGATGGTTGGCCCTACCTATTACGTTCACGCATCACGCTGTATCGTCTTTGACGGAGAGCGAGTGCCAGAGCGAGTGCGCCAGCGTAATAACGGATGGGGAGCATCAATCCTGCAGTGCCTGTCTGGTGCCCTGAAAGATTTCGGCATCTCTCATCAGATGGCTACCAGCCTGTTAGCCAGAAAGCAGCAGGGCGTCTGGGGCATCAAAGATCTTTCTATGATGTGCCGTGACCGTGACGGCAAGGTGATCCTGAAAGAGCGCCTGAACCAGGTTGATATGACTCGTGGAAATAACAACTCAATCGCGCTGGATGCTGACACAGAAACTTACACCCTGCTTAACGGCGATCTTTCCGGTGTAAAAGACGTTATCGGTGAGAAGAAAAACCTGTTAACCATGCTGACCGGCATTCATGAATCGATCCTGACAGGCGAGAATGTCAGCGGCATAAACGCGAACGAAAACACGGCGCTCGCCTCATTCCATCAGCTGATCGAGCGTTCTCAGGTTGACGTAGCCAGGCCTGCAATTGAGATCCTGCTAAATCGAATGGGCCTGAATGCAGAAAGCTGGAAGATCGAATTCAATCCGCTCTCTGTTGAAAGTGACGCTCAGAAAGCAGATCGCCTGCAGAAAGAAGCCGATGCTGATACCAAATATGAGGCCGCTCAGATCCTTGATGCTGACGAGTTGCGCGACACCCTCAGAAAGCGCGGACACTACGTCATGAAGGATGGGGCGGCAGACATTAAGGAGTCGCAAAACGATCCAGATAAAGACGCGGAGATTCTGAACAATGCGACTTAAGCGGATTATTCCTGAATGGAAGAGGCCAAAAGCCTCAGAGCGCGAGCTTTCATCTTCCCTCAAGTCTGCCGTTAGCGATCTGATTAAGGAGGCGAAAGCCTCTTTAAATGAGGTGGATCTATCCGACGCTTACCGCTACGACAGCGAGGAAACTGAAGAGGATCGCAGCATCCGGGCCGATGGGATTCTTGATGATCTGCAGGGAGTTTTTGCTCACCTAAAGGCCGTCGCCAACTCCCGGCTTGCGGGGCCGATAGCCAGCCTGCCTCGCATCTTCTCTCGCGTGTCTCTGTTTAACGATTCTCAGTGGCGCAGGGTTATCAAGATATCAACTGGATTCAATTTCCCCGCGAGCCGTGACCGTGAGTCTACTGGCCTGGGAATAAATGCCTACAGGGAGGAGCCGTGGTTAGATGGGATGCAGAGCGTTTGGGTTAGCAACGCATCAGATTTAATTAAGTCGCTCCCTGACGGCATGGAATCGCAGATAAAGCAGCTGGTAAAAAACTCCGTCATTAACGGCGGCAGCGCGAGCAACCTTGCAGACCAGATCGAGAAGATTTTCAACACTACCCGATATCGCGCAGAGCTGATTGCCATAGACCAGATTCAAAAGGCAAATGCAGCGCTCACGGAGCAACGCCAGCGCGATGTTGGAGTCACCGGGTATGTTTGGCGGGGCGTGGAAGATGGGCGGGAGCGTGTCGCTCACAAACTCAGGGAGGGTAAACATTTTGATTGGGATTCGCCACCGCCTGACGGGCATCCGGGCCAGCCAGTAAGATGCCGATGCTGGGCTGAACCTGACTTTAGCGGGACGTTGTTTGATATCGGCGAGTAATGCATAATGCAGGCAATAACAAAGAGGGTTAATGATGACAATCAGATACGACAACGCATCCATTAAGGCGCGACTTGATGAGGCTGGATATTTGCGCGATGAGCCAGTCGTTGCCCGTACCGGCACACTGACTTATTTTGAGCGGGACGGGAAAAAGCGAGTTGAATTGCGTCGAGCTGCAGAGGTGTTTCACGCTGACTCGCTTGATTCTTTCGTAGGTCAGGCCATCACCATCGGGCATGGCGCTATGGTCAATGCGAAGAACTTCAAAAAACACGGCGTTGGAACGGCACTGGAGCGAGGCAGGCAGGATGGCGAAAACGTCCGAGTTCCAATCATCATCCAGGATGATCGCGCCGTATCAGCAGCCAGAGAGCAGAAATTAAACTCTCTGTCAGTAGGCTATAACGTGAATTACATCCCTCGTCCGGGAATGTGGAATAGCGCCACTGATGAAGTTATCTATGATGACGAGCGCAGCGACGAGAAAGGCGATCAGACTTTCATCGGGAAAGAGTGGGTTCACTTCGACGGTGAGCAAACTGATATCCGCGTCAATCATATCGCACTGGTAAAGAAAGGCCGTGCAGGAGCGATTGCTCGCCTTAACCTAGACGGCGATGAAGAATTTGATTACACTGACGGCGATAAACAATCCACCAAAGGCGACAAGATGAAAACGATCCGTTTAGATAGTGGCGTTGAGGTTGAAGTTGACGAGCACCTGGCGTCACACATTGAAAACCTTGCGTCAAAACTTGAGCAGGAAAAAACCCGCGCTGATTCGCTCAATAGCGAAAAGACCAGCCTGCAGGTTAAGCACGACACTTTACAGGCAACTGTAGACGGTATCCCGGCGCAGCTGGAGCAGGCTCGTAATGATGCAGCTCAGGCCGTCAAAGAGCGTGGCACGCTGGAGGCAACCGCTGCTAAGTTCGGCGTAGCCGTTAATGCAGAGATGAAAGATCTGGATATCAAAAAAGCTGTTATCGGCAAGACTTCAAAGATCAATCTCGACGGCAAGGATGATAATTACGTCTCAGCATTATTTGATCTGGCGTCTGAGTCCGTGCCGGGCATTTCACGTCAGCGCGAACAAACCCGCGCCGATTCATTCCGTGGTGATTCTGCCGGTTCCGCTGCAAGCGAAGCACGCGCAAAAATGACCAGCCGCATTCTGAATAAAGAGGCTAAATAATATGGCTGTACAAACTGCAACTACACTACGTATGGCTATCGCTCATCTGGGTATGATCGCCGATACGTCACTGCGTCAGGTTGATGGCGCTACCGCTGCAGCTGATCAGGTTTTGGTTGGGCGTCCTGTAATCGTTACCCGAAACGATAACCACACGAAAGTAACTCGCCATATGGCGTCAGGCGATCTGACCGCACTGTCAGGCAAGCTGATTGGCGTTACCATGCATTCGCATTGGGCTAACGTTCAAGGCTTCTATGCCAAAGGCGATGCAGTGAACGTGATCCGCGTGGGCCGCGTCTGGGCTATTACCAACATGAACGCCGCTCCTGTAGCCGGTACTGTTGCTCAGGTGGCGATTGTTGATGGCTCTCCAGTTTTCACCAACACTGGCGGCACAGCGATTCCGGGCTGGCAGTTCAGCGGTGAATATTTCGTCGATCCGCAGGGCAACAAGATCGCTGAGGTTGAATTAACCATCCCTCAAATCGCGGCTGCTTCTGGCGCTTAACATTTCAATAGGTTAATATAGGGCGGTATAGTCGCCCTATTCCTCAGAGGATTTTAAACATGCACGAACGCTACGACGAGTTTGACCTTGAAACGATCATTGCTCAGGCAATGGCGCGGGGTCAACGTATGGACGAAGGCCAGTCTATTTTTCTGGCGCGTCAGCTCGACTACCTGAAAACCAAAGCATACGAAGTTGAATATGGCCCAATGAGCGCCCTTTCAATCTTCCCGGTAACATCAGAACTCCCTGATGATGTGATGACCTTCACCTATGGTGTTTGGGATAACGTCGGCATGGCGAAAGTGATTGCGGATTACTCCGATGACCTGCCGTCCGTGGATGCCAACTACCGTGAAGAAACGGGCCGCATTTACCGTCTGGGTGATTCATATCATTACAGCCTGGATGAGCTGAAAGGCGCACAGCGCTCAGGCCGTGACCTGAATGCACGTAAAGCAACTGCAGCGCGTAAGGCGTTTGACACTAAGGTTAATGACCTTGTGTGGCTGGGTGATGCTGATCATCAGATCCTGGGTCTGTTCCAGCAGCCTAACATCCCGGTAGTGCCGTCTGCAGGTTGGGACACTCCAGGCGCTGCTTCTGATGAGCTGTCTCAGGCTGTGACTAACATTGCAACCCTGACTATGGGTAATCACCGCGCCAACCGTATTGTTATCCCACCATCAGCGAATAAGATTCTGTCGGCTCTTATCCCTCAGACTCAGATGACCTATCTGGATCTGTTCAATAAGACCAATCCGGGTATTACCTGGGAGCAGGCTTACGAGCTGGAAGATATCGACGGCTCAGGCACTAAGGCTGTGCTGGTGTTCGAATTCGACGCAGACAACCTGTCTATCGAAATTCCAGAGCAGTTCAACCAGTTGCCACCGCAGGCGCGTAATCTTCATTGGCAGGTGCCTTGCACCGGTAAAACTACCGGACTGACGGTTTACCGTCCGTTAACCGTGCAGGTTATCTCTGGTATTTAATCGCCGGTTGAATTAACATTAGGGGAGCCAATTAGGCTCCCTTTTTTTATCCACAGAAACAGGAATAAACCATGATTGTTAAAAACACCAACGCTCGCGTAGTCACCATCAGCTCTCACGTTATCAAACCTAATTCAGTTGTGGATCTGGGTGATGAGCTGAAAGATCACAAGGGCGTTAAGATGGCGCTGTCTAAAGGCTGGTTGGTTGAGTCTGACGCTAAAGAGCTGAAAGCCTTTACCGATCCAGAAGGTGCAAAGGCTGACGCAGAAGCCGCTAAGAAAGAGAAGAAATAATGATCAGGCTCCGAAACCAGACATCGGGGCCGGTTCAGTTTGATAGCCGGGTGTTATATCCCGGCCAAACTCTATCCTACCCAAAAGAGATCGCCTCTTACGCCAGCGTCCAGAGAATGATCAGGCTTGGTCAGTTGCGATTAGTTGAGGATTAATCATGGACTTCTCACCGCTTTATGATTTGAGCGCACTGGAGATCTTCCGCATCATCGCTGATGAATTTGCTGGAGTTTCAGACGAAACGATCCAGAAGAAGATGCTATTCGCAGCCGTTTACCTCGACAAAGAATGCTATGGCGATGCGTACAACGTAGCGCTTGCCCTCATGACCGCTCACCTTATGGCACTTCCTGGCGGCGTTAACGGCGGATATTCAACGAGCGCCGGTAAAGTTACCAGCATGAAAGAGGGCGATCTTTCTCTCAGCTATGGCGCTTTAAGCTCCGATAACTCCTGGCTGGGGCAGTCAACATACGGGCAGATGCTGGATCAGCTACAGCGCTCCAGAGGTATGCACCTAACGTTTATGACGCGTGGCGTTATTGGCGCTCCTGTTGATGACTGGAAGTTTCAGTAATGAGCGTCACCACATCTGACAACCGCGCAGATTGGGATAAGTTTATCAGAGGCCTACAGAGCCTCTCTACAGGGCCGCGAGCGGCGGTGGCGGGTGTACAGCAAGGCACTACAACCGGTGACGGGCTGGACGTCGCAGAATACGCGCTAACCAACGAAATGGGGGCGGTGATTAAACGCACTGGAAAGCATGGGCCTGTCAGGCCGATTGTTATCCCTTCGCGCCCATTCATGCGCATGTATTTTGACAACAACTTAGCGAAGATCGAGCGCTTCTCCGAAAATGCGATCACTCAGGCTATGCTTGGGCGAGTGTCTACAAGGGCGGCATTTACTGCTATCGGACTGTATACTCAGACAGGCATCAAAAGGCAGATAAGGAAAAGTGAGGATTTCACACCTAACGCGCCATCAACCATAGAGGCTAAGGGAAGCGAAAGGCCGCTGATAGATCACGCCATCCTGTTAAGCAATATCAGTTTTGAGTTAAGGAGAGATTGATGATAGGAAACGGGCCTTTTAATCGTTTCAGGAAAGATCACGATGTGATAATCGTCACAGACTCACAATTTAAAGACGGCGTAGTAATGCCTGGCGAGAGGCTGAGAACATCTGCGAAATTCAGCGTACAGGCTATCAAGAACAATCAGGAGATTGAGTCGTTTAGCGAGGGACGCAGGCTCACTGACTGGCGCAGGCTTTACAGCGATACGAGACTGCCGCTTGCTGGCGACAAGGTTTACGTTGAGTCTGGTGTTGCTGACGCTAACGGGAACTCCCTAGCCACTGATGACGGCAGCATAATCACGGTTGGTGCTTACGTTGGCTCAAAAGAGGGAATGTCTAACCCGGCACTGGTTGTGATCGATGGATACGAGTATGAGGTGATTGAGCGCGTATCGTGGCAGAATGGAATCATCAGTCACTATAAATATTTCGTCGTCAGGAAAAGCTATGGCTAACCCAGAAGAAACCACAATTGATCAGTTTGTGCCGGACGAGGTGGAGGCTGCAGCTTACCGTGTTCTCGCCCCGCTGTTGCCTGAAATGCTGATTTACTATGAGGGGCAGAATCACAACATATCTCCCCCATACGCAACATTGCGCGTGATATCCCGGCCCGAAATTGGCAACCCAGAATTTGGTCAGGTTGGTGCGGATGGCATTCAGGAAATCAGGCAGGTCATTCAGGGAACTCTCAGCGTTAAGGTTTATGGCGGTACGGCACGCCGCCACCTGGACAACCTAAGATCCAGAACGAAGAAAACGACAAGCCGAGATATTATGACTCGTGAAAAGTTTGTTATATTCTCAACTGAGAGCGTGCTTGATATTCAGTTGCGGCGTGATGGTGTCTACGCGGAGCCTTGCGCAATGCTGGATATGGGTTTCAGGTTCACTCAGCGTTTCTATGATAACGTTGGGATTATTGAGCATGTAAATGTGGCTGGTGAGTTTGATACTGTTCCTGTATCATTCGACATTGATATTAAAACCCCTTGAGGATAGATAATGGCGAACTTAAGCCAGATTGCTAAGGTAGTTATCTCCCTTAGCACGGCATCGATCAAAAAGGCTAGTTTCGGGATTCCCCTGGTAGTTTCACCTACCACGGCATTTACTGAACGTGTCCGAATTTATAGCGAGCCTGACGCTGCAGCGTCTGATAAGTTGGGAGCATCAACCCTGGCGGCTGTTAACGCGGCTTTCGCACAATCACCGCGCCCTCAGTACGTTTACGTTGGACGCCGCGATCTTGCATCAGCTGTGTTAACCCTGGGCGTGACCACTGTCAATCCGGGCAACATTTTCAGCTTTATTTTTAACGGTCAAACCGTCAGCTATACAGCCGTAGAAGATGATGGCGTGCCGGATGTGTTGGCGGGGCTTAGCTCAGCAGCAACCGCTATCTCTGGTTTTGGCGGCGCGTATACGGTCAGCGTTAACGTCAATGACATTACGCTGACCCCTACTGATCCGAGCAAAGCCTTTGAGCTTAAGTCTGTCAGTAACGTTGATATCGCAACCACTGGCAACGAGAGCAACATTGCCGCTGATCTTGTGGCTATTCAGCGTGCTAATAAAGCATGGTATGGCTTTAGCCTTGTTGAGCATATCGATGGGCTTATTCTCCAGTCTGCCATCTGGGCTGAAACTCAGACTAAAATGTATTTTGCTCAATCCAGCTCTGAGGCTATCACTGATCCAGAAAGCACATCTGATATCGCCAGCTTGCTGATGCGCGGTCAGTATTACCGCACGGCGCTGATGGTTCACAAAAATGATGCTGAGTACCCGGATGCAGCGTGGATGGGTAAATGCTTCACCTACGAGCCAGGCTCAGAAGTGTGGGCGCTTAAGCCTCTGTCTATCATCCAGCCGTCTGATTGGTCTGACACAGAGCAGCAAACCATCTGGAACAAAAACGCGAACACCTACGAGGAATATAGCGAGGGCTATTACCTGACCAACCCCGGTCGAGTGTCTGGCGGTGAGTGGCTTGATATCATCCGTGGTCGTGATTTCGCAGTTGATACGATCCAGAAGGATGTAGCAAGCGGCATGATCCGTGCTAAAAAGATCCCGTACACTAACCCAGGCATTCAGACGCTGGTTAACATCGTGCGCGGCTCCATGACCAAACTGCAACGAGCTGGCGTACTTGCGCCGGATGAGGTTAACAGCGCAGGTGAGACCGTCCCTGGCTTCGTCATCAACTATCCGAATGCGGCAGACGTGGACGCGGATACTAAAGCATCCCGCAAGCTCTATCTGTCATTCGTTGGCATCCTGGCTGGAGCCATTCAAATCACCGACATTACCGGCACACTGGCTTATTCGTATGAAGGGAGCGCCTAATGCAAGAAAATGAACTGACGGGAACCTGGGACGCATCCCAGCTTAACGTTATCATCGGCGTGCTGCCGCTTACCGGCCTCTCCGATGGTGATAGCGTAGTTGCTCGACGCAACGAGGCGCTATATGCGAAACGTGTCGGGATGAAAGGCGCTGTGGCTCGCGCACGAATCACCGACAAAACCGGACAGATTGAAGTCCATATTCTGCAGACGTCAGCAGCAAACGCCGCGATCAGCGCAATGGCTAACCTGGACTCTCTGACTATGGACGGCAAAGCGGTGTTTCCTATCACCATCGTTGACCTGTCAGGCGCAACGGTAATCAGTGCGGGTCAGGCGTGGCTGATGCAAATCGGCGACGTGACGTTTTCAACCAACGCAGTGGCGGAGCGTGTTTACACCTTTGAATGCGCTGATTTGAAAATGGTGCTGGCGGGTAACACGCCATAAGCAAACAGGGTCGCTTAATGCGGCCCTTTTTAATTCCCCTCCTTCCGTATACAATGGCCCCCTAACTAACCAGAGGGCTAAACATGAATATCCATCAATTTGCAATCGGCGAGCAAGAATACACTGCAATCCAGCTCGACGCGTTTCGCGCAAACTGCTACCTCCTCAAGATGAAATCTAAAATTGGCGCGGCTATGTCTAAGGGCATGGACAGCAACGCGGCTAACCTGATGAATCTCATTGACGAGAAAACCGTTGAAGAATTCATTTTCCCACTACTCAAAGATTGTGCCGTGACCTGCACCAGCGAGCGCACAAAGCTGGATGGCAAAGAGGGCATGAACAAGCTGTTTACCGCTGCTACCCTGGGCGATTTCTATAAGGTAGCGTGGGAGGTGGTTAAGTTGAACTTTGGCCCTTTTATCTCCGAGCTAACGAAGAGCCTCTTTGGCGTGGAACTGGCGGATCTGGTGCCGGTAATGAAGGAAAAAATGGCGGGGATCGGCGCGTCACTTTCAGAAGTGACCTCGACTCAGAGTTTTGGATCTGGCGTCCAATCATAGCCGGTAAGGTCTCGCTTGAGAGCGTGAAAACAGGGATCGTCAGCATTGACGATCTCATTAAGCTAAACGCATTCCTGGACGCGCAGGAATTTATGGCGGGTAACTAATGAATATTCGCGAACTGCTAATCAGGATCGGGGTTAATGGAACTCAGGAGGCTGGGCGACAGGTAACTAACCTCGATCACAAGGTTGATCAGTTAAAAGGATCGTTTAACAACCTGGGCGGAGCGATTGCTGGTCTGTTTGGGGCTTTCTCGCTGGGTGCCATCGTTCACGCAGCTGATGAGATGCAAACGCTGGAGTTTCGTACCGGGCAGGTTGCTCAGTCGCAGGGTACAGCAGCGCAGGCTTTCGATCAGGTGGCGGCGCACGCTACTGATGCAAGGGTGAGCATTGAGGCTTATACAGAGGCATATGCTGGTATAGGTGCAGCTACTCACGATCTTGTGCATGACCAGTCTGATTTGCTGAATATAACTGATACTGTCTCGAAGGGCTTGCAGCTGGCTGGGGCCAATACTCAGCAGACCTCATCGGTGATGAGTCAGTTAACCCAGGCTATTTCAATTCAGAAACTGCAATGGGAAGATCTAAAAGTAATCATGCAAAACTCAGACGCATTCGCCGTGCGCCTGGCAAAAAGTTTAGGCATGAGCCTTTCAGAAATGATCAAGGCAACGCAGGGGCAAGGCGGCGGCATCGGTGCTGATAAGATAATCAAGGCAATCCGCGACATGAGCGGTGAGGTTGCTGAGACATTCAAAACAATGCCTATGACGATCTCCCAGGCCAGGGTCGTAATCTCCAACCAATTTGACATGATCGTCAACCGGTTCAACCGTGCAAGCGGTGCGGTTTCTATGGTGGCTAACAACATTGTTAACGCCATGAACTACATTGAGCATGGCGTAAACGTCCTAACTGAGGCTCTGGGAGGCGCTGAGAACGCCGTTCGAATCCTGTCTGTAGTCTTGGGTGCTGCAGGCCTTGTGGGGGCGCTTAAAGCGCTGCAGTTTGGTATTGGATTCCTGTTCAGTCCGATTGGGTTGCTAATTGGTGGATTGGCTGCTCTGTTCCTGATAGGTCAGGATGTGTTCACCTGGCTCAAGGGAGGGCCGTCCGTTCTCGGTGATATGATTGGGCCTGCCAGCGATTTCAAAGATGGAATTGACGGCATCAGCCAGGCGCTGACAGACTTGAAGAATATGGCGGTTGCCACTCTCCATGCGCTGAATGGGTTGGCTGATTTCTTCAACTCTACTCAGGATTGGGGCGCTGATCTGGGGGCTAAGCTGGGGACTGATAAGTTTGCCGGTTGGCTTAAAGAAAAAGCTGGTTGGTTGGCTGACGATCTTGGACAGTGGGGCAGCTACTTTAACGATAAGACGTTCGGTGCTTTTGATTTGCCTCAGATGTGGGGTGATAGCCAGCGCGGCCTTGCTGAGTATAACGGCGAAAAGATTGAGCAGAGGAAGCGTGAGATCGGGTTTTCTGACAGCCGAGAGGGTGATAGCAAATTCAGCTTTGCTGAGAATAACGGCGACAAGACTGATGAGGGCAATAACTACCAGCCTCTTACGCCGCCAGGATCTTACAGTCCGCAGATGAAAATCCCGAACGGGTATGAGGATTCAGGCGTTAGCATTTCCTCACCAACGGTAACGGGTGCGCCGGTAAATAACGTGACCGTACACATTGGAACCATTGACGCGAGCAATACAGATGCACCAGACGAGGCAATACGCGGGGCAGCTAAGGAAACGTTCACCTCTGTTTTCAGTGCGCCAGCCGGTTACGGCAGGACTCTGGGAGACAGCCTTACATTTGCCGGGGGGAGTAAATAATGGCTGGGATTACTGATTTAGTTGGCTTCCTGTTCAATGGTGCTGGCGATAAGAATTTCGCCATGCAATATGGTGAGGGTTCTACTGCTTCCTTTGAAGTTGATGCTGTGCTTAGTGAGACTCACAACTTCTCGCGACAGGTGACTGATAACAAGGTTGAGAACGGCTCACCAATTGCCGATCACATCATCAAAAACCCGGTAACTCTGGAGATTCAAGCCATTGTTACCGACGCCCCGATAAAAGGAATCATTGAAGGTATCTCTGACGCTGTTGATAATCTCCTGGGCGGCTCTAAGTACACGAATGACTGCTTCGGCGCTCTGTACCAGCTCTATGAGTATCAGGGCTACATGACCGTTTACACGCAGTATAAGACCTATCCAAAAATGGTCATTGAGTCTATCTCTATCCCGCGAGATCCTAAGGATGGAGAGGCGCTGGTTTTCACTATCAGCATGAAGCAGATCAGGATCGTCAGCAGCGCTACGACAAAACTACCTCCAGGCATCGGGGCCAAAGCTGATGGCAAGAGCAATGCCAAAGGTGATGCAGCAAAACGGGCAACTCCTAACAAGGATGTAGGCAAGAATACTGGCAAGGCCATTGACTCTGATGACGGGGCGAGCTGGTTAAAACAGGCGAAAGATGGTGCGTCAAAGTCGATTGGTGAGATAATGAAAAGCGCAAAAGGTGCAGCAGCTGAGGCGGGATTCTAATGATCTTTTTCGATCTTGAAAATGGACTCACAGATCAGACCATTCATGATACGCTCGACGGAGTTCCGGTAACGCTTCGGATCATCTGGAATGAGCGTTTCAAATACTGGACTATGAGCATTTATGACAGGCAGCAGGCCGCAATCATAACCGGCGTTAAGCTGGTTAGAGATTACCCGCTAATTAGTCGATTCAACCTCAGCCAACTGGCTGGGGATTTTATTTTCTACCGTGTGAGCGGCCCTGATGATGAGGCCAGCTTTGACTCGCTAGGAGTGGATTACGAGCTGGTTTATCTGTCAGAGGTGGAAATAAATGTTATTCGATAGAATTACTGAAATCATCGTCGGGCAAGCAGGAGGCGATGGTAAGAGCATCGGTGATTTGCGATGTGAATTCGATCTCACAGCCACCTCAAGCAAGTCGCCAAACCAGGGCACTCTAAAGGTTTATAACGCCGCGCCTGACACAATATCCATGATGGAGACGGTAAACAACATCGTAATCATTAAGGCTGGATACGTGCAGGACGTTGGCCCGATTCAGATATTTGCCGGTACAGTGTGCCGGTCATTAACATATCAGGATGGGCCGGACGTAATCACTGAGATGGAGTTAAGAGACAGCGTAATCCCTCTGCGTGACGCTAAGGTGTCCATCAGCTATCCACCTAACACCTCCGCAATGAGCGTACTGGACGGCGTAGCGAAAAACTTTGGCCTGCCTATCAGGAAAAACCTGAAAGTAACAGATAAACAGTACCCGTCCGGCTTTGCCTTTAATGGTCGCGTCAGAAACGCTATGGACCAGGTTTGCAACTTCCTGGGCCTGGAGTGGAGCGCTCAGGGAAACGAAATCCAGATCATCAAAAAGGGCGGCATCTACTCTGACATGGCAGTAGACCTTAGCGCTGAAACAGGAATGATCGGATACCCGCGCCGCGAGTCAAAGACGATGACCGAAAAGACAGCGGCAAAGGAGGGGATTAAGTACGGGCAGAAGGGCATCGTCAGGACGACAATCGACGTTTCCGATCCAACCTCAAAGCTCAAGGACAAGACAACCCTTGAGGTTCAGGGATACCGCGTGCGCTCCTTGATGAATGGCGCGTTATATCCTGGAGCCTATGTTAAACTCACCGCCAGGGGCATTAATGGCTCATTCTTCCGGGTGGAAGAGGCTCATTATGTTGGCGACGTAGACGGCGCTGATTTTTATGTAGAGGTTTTGCTGAGGTTCGTTTAATGGCTGATAACAATGATGACGTAACAGCGCTTGAGAATTTCATAAAGTCAACAATAGTTGACTTTGTTAACACGAGCATTGATTGCGTGGTCGTCTCCTACAACAACGGGCGCGTCACCGTGCGCCCGAAAGGGAGCAAAGATTATGATGATGGTGATGGTAATGAATATCCGATCCTTCACGATCTTAAAATGCAGTGGCCACAATTTGCAGGCGGGAAAGCAGGTGTGAAAGGGCCGGTTGAGGCCGGTGATGAATGCGTGCTAATCGTCTGCCAAAACCCGATGGACGACAGCGGCGACAATCGAAAGTACAGCCTCGTTGATAGCTACGTCATACCGGGCGCGGGGTACGATGACTCAATAGGCGGCAATGATGATATGCGCCTTTATTTCGGCGAGGCATTTGTTTCCGTGACGGCTGACAAGAAGGTGAAGATCAACGCACCTGGCGGCTTCGACGTGGTGTCGCCTCAGTCAACATTCAGCGAGAAGGTTAATGTTTATGGCCTGTTCACCTATTCAGCAGGCGCTACCGGCAGCGGCGGATCTGGCGCAGCGATGGCAGTAACCGGAAACATTAACGTGAATGGTGAGGTTACTGTGAACGGCATCAAGCTATCAACTCACCGCCACCCAGAGACAGGCGGCACAACTAACGGGCCAATTAACTAATGATCGATATAGCGTGCAAGGATGGGAAATGGCTGTTTGAAAACGGCGACATTAAGATGATTACCGGCGCGGATCTGGTCAGGCAACAGCTTGAATTCAGGCTTTCGCTCTGGCGTGGGGAGTGGTTTTTAGATCCTGACTTCGGCACTCCATACAACCAGCAGATATTAGGCAAGGCTTTGACGCTTAACGGGGCGATAGCAGCACTGAAAGAGCAAATAACGGACGTTGACGGAGTGAAGGAGATAACCCGGTTTGACTACACCTTTACTCGCAAAACACGTAAACTTACCGTCAACTTTGAATGCTCAACTGATTACGGGCTAATCACCTACGAGGCGTAATAATGGCTCAGAATGTTTTAACGGATACCGGATTCAACCGCCCAACACTGGCAGTGCTGGTTCAGAGAATCGGCGACAGGCTGGAGGCGGCTGTAGGCCCAATCAGCAGAAAGCCAGACTCAAACACAGGTCAGTTTATTGGCAGCGTCGCAGAAGAGATCGCGATTGCATACGAAACGACTGAGGCGGTTTGGCTATCTCGCTTTATTGAGTCGGCAACCGGATTTGCGCTTGATGCTATCGGTGAGTGGATGGGCGGCACGGCGCGACGCGGAAGAAGCCAGACGCAAGTCAACGCCGTTGTATATGGTGATGAAAGTCGCCCGGTTCCGGCTGGCGCTCTGGCATCATTCCAGAATTACACTTTCGTTCTAACCCAGGCTGTGACAATCACGCGAGGATCTTTGGTTGATGGTTCTTTCAACATCACAGATCCCAGCCAGGCAAGCTACTCAGCTCGCGTGAATGGACTTGATTACACCTACACTCGGAAAGCGGCTGACACGGCGTCAAACATCGCTCAGGGTCTGGCTTCGCTCATTAATGGAAGCCCAAACTACTCAGCATCGTCTAACGGCTCCCTGGTCAAAATGACCTCTGAGAACATGGTTGAAGGATATTCTGTTTCGCTGTCTGCAGGCATGACATGGAACAAGATTGGCTCTCCAGCAATTTTCAGCGCGGTTGATTATGGTGCCATCTCTGTTCCTGTCGGGGCGCTGAATAACCCTGTTTCAGCTATCGCAGGTTGGACTGGTGTTAACAACCTGGTAGCAGGATCTACCGGCAGCGAGCGAGAAACTGATTCAGCTTATCGCCAGCGGCTTCAAAACAGCTTAGGTGCCGGTGAGGGCAAGGCTACGATCAACGCCATCAAGTCAGCTCTGCTAAATGATGTTGAGGGCGTGACGCTGGCAGAGGTACTGGAGAATGATACCTTATTCCCTACTGCCGAAATCGACGCTAAGTCTATTCTGTGCATTGTGGACGGAGGTCTGGAGCAGGAGATCGCTCAAAAGATATGGGATATGAAAGCGGGTGGCATCTCAACCAGTGGCGACATTCTGGTTACGGCATACGATACAAGCGGCAGGCCGCACGGCGTTTACTTTTCCCGATCAGGCCGAACCCCGGTTTACATCCGAGTAAAAGTCGATAAGCAGAATCCAGAGGAAGGGTTGCCAGCAAACATCGTCAGCCTGATTGAGAGTGGTGTTGCCAATTACTTTGCAACCCTGGGCCTGGGTGATGATGTGGTTATTCAGCGCATTTACGGCTATGTCTATGCTAATACGACTGGCATTGCTAAGATGACCATCACGGCGAGCACTGACGGATCATCTTTCAGCGCCAACGATATCACGATCCCTGAAACGGGTTCAGCGCAACTTACATCAACAGAGGTGACGGGTGTCTGATTGGGATACATTCAACTATGAGGGGCTCATAAAAACGCGCCCTACCTCATACCTACAGCAAGATCCAGAAAAGCAGATCCCTAACGCAATGGCGGCTTTCGTGTCGCCACTAAATGAGCGCGAGGAGGTTGAGGAGCGGATCTACCTATCACAGAGCATCTACAATGCAACCGGGATCGATCTTGATCGGTTCGGTGAGTATGTCGGACTGAATCGCAACAACCTGTCAGATGATGAATACCGCAAGCAGATCCTACGCGTTAAGTTCACGCTGGGTGGCAGCGGCACAGAGGCTGACTTGATGAAACTTGCTCAGGCCATAACTAACTTCGCTGAAATTAACTTTGTGGAGCATCCGCCAGCGGCCTTTATTGTCCATGCGTCAGGGCCAGAGGTGTCTCCAGAGCTTTTGACGTCCCTGGACGCAGCGGCGGCAGCTGGGGTAAGGGCTTACACTACTCACGATTACGGCAGTGGATCATTCATGCTGGCTGGGATCGATGTTAGCTCAGGCGTGGCTATGCAAGTTGGTGTGAATACAGCCATGCAGGTTGGCAACAATACCGCTCTTGGGCTGGGGAAGGGTTCGGCATACTTGGGCGGCAGTCGCCTTGCATCATACCGGCAGACTGATGGAGCTGGAGGCGTGGTTGAGGTTATAGATGAAAATAGTAACCACTCCATTTTATCCGATGGAGATGGTAATATGATCTCAGCTCAAACCAACGCCTATGATCAAGGCTCGCCGAATCATCTGGCTGGCGCATTCAAGAAAGAGGATCAGTATTAATGGATTCATTCGCATCAAAAGACATTCAATACCCGGACGGGCAGCCTAATAAGGTGGTAGTTCCGGCAGAGATTCAGGAGTCAGGTTTTAAACCGCCTGTCAGAGCGTCAAACGGCGAGCTGATATTAGGTGATGCTTTGTCAGCCAATCACCTCAACTACATTCTGAATGACCTTTACAATCAGCTTAAGTCAGCTCCTAAGGTGACGAAGAAAACAGGCGACAGCGGCTCAGGAACTCGCGTGTTCTCGAATGGAGACATTGAAATGTGGGGGCTGGCATCCGTTCCGTCATCTGGAATTCTGGATGTTGTATACCCAATCCCGTTGCCTGATATAACTTATGATATACGGGTTACAGATACCGGAGACCTCAACGCCGCGTCAGTTAGAATCGGTGGCGGATCAACTAAAACAGGCTTTAGGATTTATGCCAGTAACTCTCAGGGAGTAGGTGTATCCAGGGCTGTTTACTGGAAGGTGGTATATCATGGCTGATATCCTTTTAAAGTACCTGCAAGATCTTCCTGCAGCCGGGGCTGTAGCAGGTACAGATTTAATGCATGTTAACCAGTCAGGGCAGGACAGATCTCTGACAGTCAATGTGCTGATGCGGTTTGTTGTTGATCTTCTATTGCCAGTTGGGTCGGTTCACTTTCGCGCTGATAGCTCCAACCCGAACAACCTGTTCCCTGGAACGACGTGGGTTAAACTGGCAGCCGGTAAAAACATCAGGACGGCAGCGGAAAACGGCACTGACATTCTGGCTACCGGAGGCGCAGATGACGTGACGCTAAACGGAAATAATTTACCGTCGCATTCTCACAGCTTCACTAACGGAGTAACAAGCGCCGTCGGCGATCACGTCCATAACACATGGACAGGTAACGCCGGAGGGCACTCGCATAGTGCATACACTGATGCACAGGGGAGCCATGCTCACAGGGCGTGGACTGATGTTCAGGGTCAGCACGCCCACTCCGCGTGGACAGACGAGCAAGGCCAACACTCCCACCCATTCCTTGCCGCTGGTGGTACAGGTTCAGGTCGAGGCTTATTGATTGGTGTAAAAGAATTTGAATCCGGGCCAGAGCCTATTCATCAGGCCGGGCTTCACTCGCATAACGTAGGCGTCGGTGCGGCAGGGAATCACTCACATAACGTAGGCATGGATGTAGCCGGGAATCACGGTCATAACATAACAGTTAATGGCGTTGGCGATCACGCTCACGCAGTCGGAATGAATGGAGCGGGTGCTCATCAACACTCTGTGACTGGTACTATTACTCCTAGCGGCTCAAATACGGCATTTTCAGTTGTTAATGCTCATGTTAAACTGGCCGCATGGCGCAGAACTTTATAAATTAACGGGGCTTCGGCCCCATTTTTATTCAAATGGGAACCAATATAAATGGCAGATCCAAAGGTTAGAATCACAGACCTACCAGTAAAAGATCAGATTACTGGCGGTAAAATCATGCTTAATCAGAACGGCATCGACTGGCAGACTGACGCGGGGCAGTTGGTTCTTAAGCAGAATAACCTTGCCGATGTAGATCCTGAAATGTCACGCGGGAATCTTAACGTTTTCTCAAAAGAGGAAGTGAGTAACCTGGTTGGTGGTGGCGGCATCCCGGATCAAATCCAGGCTCAGGACGGATTCAAATACATTGGGCGAGTTGCATCGTTCGCAGATCTGGTGGCAGTGGTTCCCTCTAAAGCCGGTGAGCGTGTAATGGTCAGCGGATATCACTCAGGCAGCGACGTCGGCGGCGGAATCTTCATTTCTCGCGCCGGTTCAGTTGGTGTAAGCGACGGCGGTACTGTTGTTCCGGTTAATGGCAGTTTCTATTGGCAGCGACTGATCGAGGATGCTGGATCTCTGGACGTTACCCACTTCGGCGCGAAGAAAGATAACGCTACCGACTGTGCTGGTGCTTGTCTTGCAATGTGGAATTACACTCAGACTCTGGGTAATGGCGGCAACAAAATCGGCATTCAATTCCCAGCGGGTGAGTTCGCGGTTGGTAACGTCGATATTTCAGCGAACTATGTCGGCAACTTCCGTCTTTCTGGCAAGGGTAATTCAACCGTTTTCGGCTACTTCCCATCCACGCGAATTAAGCTGATTGGCGCTGATAATGCTCCAGCGTTTAAGGTTCAGGCTCGCCGCTCTGACGTTTCAAACGTGCAGATTTACGGTCAGTATGAAGTTAAGGCGAACACTCGCGGATTCTTTAAGAATACCTGTACGTCAGGACAATATGTTCACGGCATCAACTGGCGCTCAGAGTATACCGGAGGCCCGATCTTCGATCTGCTTGATACCCTGGATACGAAATTCAGTGAGTTCTATGCCAGCTACTCTTACGGCGGCGTAATCTATGGCACTCCGTCAATGTCAGAGCAGGGTTCGTGGGATCACCTGACGGCTATTGAACTGTCCAACTTTAACGTTCAGCGCTGCTACAACAAGCCAGCATTTGACCTGCAGAGATCCGGTCAGTCATTCATCTATAACGGCTGGATCGAGAAAACTGATTACCCAGGTGATTTATCTAACGGACAGTGGATCATCCAGGGCTTGAGCATGGAGGATTGCGTAAACCCTCTGGATCTGACGTTTACCCGCGCTCAGTTGAGTCAAATCAACATGCAGGGAACATCATCAGTCCGCTATGACAACCCAGAGAAATCTCGCCTGTTGAGCACTTACGAGATGGGCCGCAACCGCATTGAGGCATATGGCGCTCAATTCTTTGGTAGCCTGTCATATGACTACCTGTCCAGCCATTACCGCCTTTCTAACAACACGGCGAATGCGGCATGGTTTAACCTGGGCAAGTTGATCGTGACCAACCAGAACGACGCAACGAAGATCCGATTCTTTGGCGCTAACGGTCAGGCGTCAGCATCATCAGATCAGGGGATTTTCGACAGCAACAACTTCGGTGGTGGTGAATGCTCACTGACTCTCCGCCGCGTACCCGGCTCAGGCACTCGCCAGGATTGCGCAATTGAAGTTCACGGCAACTCGCCAATTGCTGACATCCGCTTAAGTCGTCCGTATGAGAATGACGTAGAGGTTTATGTTCAGCTTAAGCCAAATTGCGGCATTGTAACTGCAATGCTGGAAACCACTGCCAATAGTCGCTTTGATAGCGGTACGCGCTTCCTGTGGACTTATAACGGCGCAGCTGTGGCAGATGATGTGATTGCAGGCATGGCGCTTTACTCGCCTCGCAGAACCGTTTCCTTTGGCACAATCGGCGCAGGCCTGGCAATCATGGAAGATAAGACGCTGGCTTTCAGTGGTCGCGCCCTTATCGATGGTAAAATGCCTTTCAACCACAACGGCAAAACTTACCTGATGCCACTGGAAATCTCTCCTGATGGGTCTGACTCTTTCGCCCGTACCGGTGAGATCGATGGAACCAAAATTGATAACCTTCTGGGCGGCAGCATGAACCAGACATGGATCAACAGTGCGAAAACTGGCGCAGATGCTCAGGCAGGTATTTTGAATCTCAGCGTTCAGGCTGGCGCGGCTATCTCCCTGCAGACTGGCATCGCGGATCTGACAACTGAGATGACCATTGTTTCCGGCCCCGCGAATACCGGCACTGCCATCAGCACCTCGTTTGATTTCCGCAAAGCAAACGCCGGTACTGGTCAGAACACATTGCGAATCGTTTTCGCTGGTAAGGTTAATGGCAAAAACGAGATCTACCTGGCTAAACGCCTGAGCGGTCAGACTACTACTCTGAGTCCTGCAAACGGCTTTATCAATGATGGTCAGGTTTTGAAGATCGCAACCAAAGGAAGTAGCGTTAAGGTTTATGCCGATAACGTTATTATCTGGGATCTGACGATTGAAGATTTTACCACCTTCACTTACGCGGGTTTTGGTACGTCGAGCGCTAACGCCGGACTTAAAATCTCTAAGCTGAAATTCTTCAAGTCATAACAAAAAGGGCCGCTTATGCGGCCCTTCTTTTACACCTCTACTACATCAAACCAATTACACTCCAGCGCCTGCATTATTGCTATGAGCTGATCAACTCGCGGGATTGACTGGCCTGTCTCGAATCGGCTAATCATGCGCTGATTGATGCCGGTCTGTGCTGCTAATTGTGCCTGGCTTACCTTTGCCTTTCGGCGTGCTTCTGCGATTAACAAAATCATCTTTCAGATCCTTAAAACGGAATGTCGTCGTCAAAGTCCATCGGCGGCTCATTGCTATTCTGTTGAGCTGGGCGCTGTTGTTGCCCTTGCGGACCGCTTCGCTGAGGTTGTTGCTGTGGTTGCTGAGGCTGGCCCCAACCGGTGTTAGATGCACTGCGATTGCCGCCACCATTTCCACCTTCAGGAGCCTTGCCGATCATTTGCATGGTGCCGCCAACATTTACCACGATCTCAGTTGTGTAACGATCCTGGCCGTCTTTTTGCCACTTGCGAGTTTTGAGCTGGCCCTCAATGTAAACCTGAGATCCTTTCTTGAGATACTCTCCCGCGATCTCCGCGAGCTTGCCGAAAATTACAACGCGGTGCCACTCAGTAAGCTCTTTAGTTTCCCCGGTATTTTTGTCCTTCCAGCTCTCTGAGGTGGCAATAGTCAGGTTAGCGACAGCGCCGCCATTTGGCATGAATCGAATCTCAGGATCGTTGCCGAGGTTTCCGAGGATGGTTACTTTATTTACGCCGCGTGATGCCATGTTAATTTGCTTCCATTTGGTAGGGGCGCTTTCGCGCCCTCATTGGTGATTAGAAATCTGAGAAGTTGCCGGGTGAATTATCAGCCGGAGCTTCTGGTTCAGCCGTTGGCTCTGGCTGGGTCGGTTGAGGCTTCTGGGCGATATTGAAACCTTGTCCAGGCTGAACAAGCGATGCCTTTTGCTCATTGTATTTAGCCGTGATAACTCGCATTGCTGCAGAGTCATTACCGAACTGTTCCGGGCGGCGAGCATAGTCGTAAATCTGTTTCAGCTTGTCCAGCTCAGTAGCCTTGCCGAGAGAGTTTACAATATCTGTACTACTAACGACAGTAGCATTGCCATCATCATCAGCCTGGGCGATACCGAACACGCACGCAATAGCATAGCGTCGAGCATAGGTGATCGCTGAACCAACGCCGTGAGCGTCTGGCTTAGTGATCGGGAATGGTGACGTCACCTGCAGCGATTGTCCGCTGACATGCATAACCTCAGTATTGAGGTAAATGATGTTTCGCTCTGGGCCAACCTCCCACGATTGCTGAATCATCAGGTTGTTAGCCTCAAGAGATGGGCGAATAGCCTCCAGGAATGATTCCAGGTTTGCATATCTGCTTTTCAGGTGGTTGTTAGCCGTATTCTTTTTGGCCTTTGATGACATTGCCTTGCGAGCATTAAACAGGGCCGGGATTAGTTCGTCGCGCTTTTCTGTATAGATCATTTGTTTTTCGCCTTTAAGAATGCTGGGGTTGGTAATTCTTCTTCATCATTGGTCAGGCCGTAGTTAGGCCAGATATTTGTCTCTTTGCAGCGCTTAAACAGCGCCAGTGCTGCCTTGTACTGAATTCGCCCTTCCTGCAGCTGCTCCTCAGTCATGCGGTACAGCTTAGCGAGAAATGGCTCCTCTTTCTCTTGCGCCAGTAACTTCACGGCAGTTGGCTTAAAGCCGTAGTACGCCTCAAAGGCGTCATGTTGCAGAGCCATCTTAAGCCAGTATCCGAGGCGGTAGGCGTGTAAGCCGAACTCTTGAGGCTGTGCTGATTTCGTTGACTTGTAGTCAACAAGGCAAGCGTCAGCGGTAATGCGGTCAATTCGCACTTTAACCGGCACGCCATCAATGATGACGAAAATTGAAACTTCTGCATGGCCTGACTCAACAACCTCACGCATTGCGCCGTTGCTCATCACAACTTCACGCATCAGCATAACCTTGTCATAATCCTTGCCAGGAACAATCTCTCGCCCTTTGGCGGCTTCCTCCACCTGCCTTACGATCCGGTGCCAGATGTTAGGATTCTTCTCTGTCTTATCGACGAGCGCCAGCAGCTCATCAAGCGATTTATTGCTGTAACCGGCAACGCCCTCAGCTTTGAGGAATGACTTTATCCCTGCTTCGCTGGTAATCAGATCTTTGAACTCTGACTGATCTGGCATACGGATGTATGCCGCGTCAAAGCGATGCTTTTCGAGCATGTTGGTGTGTGCCGTGGTGCCGAATACAAAATGATCGGCAGGCTTAGGGGGAGTGTACTTCGCCTTTGCAGGGCAGTAGTTAAGCAGCGTTGTCAGGAACGATCCTGATACGTGATCTTTCTCAGCGTGATAAGCCTCATTGCTCAGCTGTTCGCTGGTGAACACTTTTGGTTCGTACATAAAGAAAAGCCTCGTTTGGTGGTCAACGAGGCTGAGTATATTACCGCTCTAAGTAGTAAAGCAAGGCTTTCCAGTAAGATTCCGCACCAAATGCTAAAGCGGTGAAGTAACCGGCCTCGCGGCACTGTCGCAAGATCCTCACCTGCTCTGGACTTACTTTGCTGTCTGATTTGTTAGTGCGCTTCATCTCAATAAGTGCGCCGTGATACTCGCCGGACGGCTTGAGGATAACAAAGTCTGATATCCCTTTCAGCATACCAGCCTCTGTCAGCTTTGACCGGTACTGTACCGGAATATTGCCCTCGTTTACCGGGTGGAAAAACACGATATCCGGGAACTCATAGCGCGTCCTGGATACCGCGTCTACCTGTTCAAGATGCTCCTTTCGGCTGGAGCCTTTCGGGCCGGTTGGCCCGTCGTAAAACTCAAAGTAAGAATCATCAATTAATTTCACTGAATACCTTCTTATGCAAAATATCTTTGTTGCCCTTTCCCTTGCGGTGAGTCGTCTTGATCGGGCTATGGAACTCCCCGACGTGAGACATTACCGCGAGTGCGTTCCTGACCGCTCCAATCCGCTTAGCCAGCTCAGGGTTTGGAATGTGCTGCTTGCACGCCTCGCGCCAGAGCCGGATAGCAATCTGGTTATCTGATGCCGGTGAAAACATTTCAGTAGCCTTAAACGAGCGCCCGTCTTTCGGATCTTGCAGCAGGTACTCAAAGATCAGGCTGTTTTGGTTGGTCGTTGGCTTGATGATGAATCGTATCACGTCATAAAAATCGTTTTCCGTGTAATGCTTCTTGCTCAGGTTGTCATTGGGATCGATCAGCGTGTTACCGCAGCAGCGGCAGAAACGCGCCGTGATATCGTTCTCAGTATCACATCCACTATTGATTACTCGCCCGGTGTTATCCTTCACCTCCTCACAGCGGCGGGACTTCCAGAAATACTCACATCGCTCAGTCGGGTAACGGTGACGGCGTTTCTTGTATGGCGTGACAAAGTAACCTTTCGGCGCATCGCTCAATGGAATCAACCTCGCTGGCTGGGTTGCGTGCTCAGTGATGCAACGTCGTGCGTGCTCGCCATTCTTGCCGGATTTACCCATAGTGATGCAGATCGGGCAGTGCTTGAATTCCTTCTTCTGTTCGGCTATCTCGTACTGGTATTGCTCAAGCAACGGGTTGAAATACAGCTCCCCCAGCTCTGCCATTGTCTCTGAGTAGTCCAGGATCATCGCGTCATGTTTGATAATCCCCGCGGCTATCTGCTCCTTTTTCAGTTTGCGCATTGTGCGCCCGATGAGCTGAACCAGCAGCGTGAGAGAGCCGATCTTGCGGAGGATTACGCCGGTATCCCAGATCGGGATATTGATTCCTGTGGTGAGGCACCCTACCTGGAATGTGAATTTAATCTCCCCGTTGTAAACGGCTTTCAGGTACTCGCGGCGCTTCTTCTCTCCAGTGCTGTCAGTGATGATGCAATACGTTGTGCCGGGCGGCAGGGCAGCAGCAGCCTCCTCGCAGTGGCGTTTTCCGGCGCACGTAACCAGCACGCTGTTTCGGTTTAGGGTGCGCTGGTACACATCATGCATGATCTCTTTGGTCGTGCTCTCCTGTTCATGGATAGCCGATTGCATTTGGCGCATCTTATCGGCTGAAAAGTCAACCTCACCCTGTGCGCCAGTGCTCCTGAACTCCTTAAGATCGTAGTGTATCGACGTGTCTCCGAAATGCGTAGGAACAACCGCGCCGAACTTAACCAGGTAATCAGTCGAAATATCACACACGGCCTTTCGCCAGAATCCAGGTGTGTTCAGATCCTCATTGATGATTGGCTGCACGCCGCGAAAGTCAGTACCGGTAAGGCCAATGATGCGTAGCTTTCTGCCGTGTACGCGCTGGCATCGCTCCTGGAACGTGCGGATCAACACGGTGTACTGAGAGCGCCCCGCCTCTATCATATCCTCGTATGTTTCACCCTCGTATTCATGCTCAACCTCTATCGGCTCTCCCTGGTCATCAATCATGGTTTCAGTCTTTCTGACGATCCGGCGCTCACTGGTGATTATGTCGTCCACGTCAACATGCTGGCACTCATCGATCATGATTACCAGGGGGGCGAACATCTCCAGATCACCAAACAGGGCGTTGGCGGCTGTTTTCTCACTGGCTACGATGATTTTGCTACTGGTTGATTTCATGTTCAGGCTGGCGCAAAAGATGGAGTTCTTTACGCCAAAATTCCACATCTCAGCGGCATCCTGCTCGACGATCTCCCCCTGCCGCGATATCACAAGGGCAGGCATGTTAAGGCGCTGAATGGTTGTTCCCAGCAAGCTGATTATGGTTGTCTTACCTGCAGAAACAGCAGCCTTAATGATGAATGGGTGCGAGTAGTGTCGAATCTCAGCAGCCGCCACGCCGTAAACCGCGAGCTGGTATGAGTAAGGCTCATAGGGTGCATTTGGGAATAGCTTTATCATTTCCTCAAGGTCTGTATCGGCTATTTGTTGCTCAATTGTCAGCATGTTAATCCCTAAATTACATTGATTAATGGTAAAGATTTGGCTATTGTGAATCATCTATCAAGATAGAGCAATACAAAAAATGGCTAAAGTAGAATGGGCGTCAGCCAAAAAAACATCAGAAAGAGAGGCGGGATTAGCCGCCAGGTGCAAGATCGTCATGGACGCTTACGGGGGCCGCGCCGCCTTTGCTAAGCGGTTCAATATACCATTTACGACAGTGAGAACATGGAAAAAGCTACCGCATACCGTTGCACCACTAATTCACAATGACTCACCACGCAGATTTACAGTCAGCTTTTGCCGCCCCGATCTTAACTGGTCAGGCTCAGAGCTGAGGAGTAGTGCGAGATTTAAGAGGCCGATTTACTCATGAGCAATTACGACTGGAAAGAGATAGCGCCGAAAATGGTTGGCAACTGGCAGAATGCGATCTTCGCGCTGACCGGACTCAACCTGAATGAGTACCACCCAAAGAAGCACTACGCCTGCCCGATATGCGGAGGTAAAGACCGTTTCCGCTTTGATGACCGAAAGCCAAAGGCACGAAGCCCGGACGGCAGCGGCGGCTACTTCTGTAATGCTTGCGGCAGCGGCGACGGGATGCAACTCTATCAGAGAATCGCTCACATCTCATTCAGTGAGGCAGTTAACGAGCTGGGTAAATTTGTCGGTGGACAGCCTGTTGAGCAGCGTCGATTAGCGATAAAGGCCATACAGTCAGCGCCAACGATGGACTATGGCAAGCAGATGGCAGAGGAGGAGGCGGCAGCAAGGCTGTCACGCGGCGTCAGCCACTCCACCTGCCCGTTAACACTGATAGAGGGAATATGCCCCGCCACACTGCTAATACTGTTCAGGAAGGGCACGGAGGAGCTAGGATTCACCTCTCCTGATAACTGGCGATGGGCCAACCCGGTAAACCGGATAAACTCTGATGGAACTCGCGGCACGCTCTGTAATGTATCAATGACTGACATTGAAGGAGACAGCGCTTTCCTGGCTGGGGCCATTACCTATAATGCAGGAACGGTGATTGATGGATCAGCTACGGTAATTCTCTGTGAGAGGCTGGTTGACGCCTGGCACGTCTATCATCAAACCGGCGCAACGGTGATTGTTTGCTACTCAGCGCAGAATATCGATCACGTTGCCAATGTCATTAAGGGAGTTGCATCCGGGGTTGTGGCGCGTGGCGACGACATAGACACGATTATCTATGCAGAAGAGAACGATCTGCCAGTATGGGCGATGCGTGGAAAGAAATGTGTGGGCCGGGTATCAGCTAAGAAAGTTTTAGACAGGAAACAATCGCAATGAGAGAAAGAAAATATAGCGTCGAAGATAATCGCACTGATATACCAAAGTACAGACTGAAAACGATTCCCAGCCAGGATAAGCGGATGGGTAAATCAATGTCTGAATGGTATTTCATCCACCTCAAGCAGTTGCCGCTGTGGGAAACCATGCTGATCAATCACCCTCAGACCTACAAGCAGGCGCTGGCGCTGGTGAACTACGCTGGGGGCAACCTGCAGCGCACTTTCAGGACGCACAATCACAAGGATGGAACTATTGCAGTATGGAGGGTTGAATAGCACGAATTGCAAAACAATCGGTTAATGATGCCGATATTATTCATCCATCGAAACGAAATGAGGCATGGAAATAAAATTATGGAAGGTTTAATAATCCTGGCGGCAATTTACTTTTTACCGACTCTCATTGCGATGAGTCGCAAACGTGATAATACCGGCGCAATTTTCGCGCTTAACTTATTTGCAGGCTGGACTTTCATTGGATGGCTGGTGGCAATGGTGTGGGCGGCGACAATGGATCGCTACGAATCTGATAAGCGTAAATCTAAATTCAACAAGTAAGGAATGAAAATGGAACAATTAAACGTAGTTATTGAAAAGGCCGAACCATCAGCAAAAATGCCAGAATACGGCAGCGAGGGCGCGGCGTGCTTTGATCTGTTCGCTTCCTCAGTGGCGCAAGGCAAGCGTGCTGTTGACGGCGTTGGGTACGAAACTCTTACAGTTCGCACCGGCCTAAAATTCCAGATCCCTGATCATTGGGTAATGCGTCTTTATTCCCGCAGCGGTCACGGATTCAATAAAGGTGTTCGCCTCTGCAACTCAACGGGAATCATCGACTCTGATTATGAGGGCGAGGTGATGGTGAAACTCCGCGCCGATTGCCGCGAGGGTTCAGCTTTCCTCGCTGAGATGTGGGACGCCATCGCCAGCGGTCAGAAAGTGGCTGTGTGCCAGGGTGAACTTGCGCCGGTTGAATACGTCAACTTTGAGTTTGGCGAGATCGAGAAGAAATCGGCACGCGGAGAGGGTGGTTTCGGCTCTACTGATAAGGCGGTTTCGTAATGGCTCTAATATATTTGGTCTGTGTCGCGTGGATTATTTTTGCGTTCTTTCTCTCTCTGGGTAGTGCAATCCAGGTTAAGGGGTTTAAGCGATTAAGTAAGTGGAAAAAACGAAAGGTTGTTGTGTTTACGTGGATTATTATCGGATGGTTGCCAGCGTCTGTGGTGTTCGGGTTGGCTAAGGTGGTTCTATGAAAGACGAGCACGACACACAGACGGCTGACGCTTTTAGCGTTGAATCCATACTCGGTGAATCATGGCAGACGTCAGGCGGTCTGATTGTCTCTCAGCGTCATGCGCTGGTTGGTCATTACCGCGCAGTGCCAGCGCCGAAAGCATTCGCAGTTACCGGCAAGCGCCATGCAGGAACCACTACGCCGGACGCTTTCCGAGATGCATGGCAGACGCCGCGCTGGTTGTTTAACTACTTCAATATGATAGCTGGAGGCTTTGATGTTGACGCGGCAGCGGGGCCGGTTAACGCGTTATGCAAAGAGTTCTACTCCGAAGATATGGACGCGCTTTCTTTCGACTGGCCTGCAGGTAAGAAATATTGGCTCAACCCTCCATACAGCAAGATCGAGCCGTGGGTGAAACACGCAGTTGTGCAGGGTGAGCGCAAAGGTTCCTCTGTTCATATGCTGGTGCCGGATGACGTATCGACGCTCTGGTTTAAGATGGCGCTGGACAATGCTGCAGAGGCTTACATTCTAACGCATGACGGCGTGGAGGGTTCAGCAGGGCGGTCAGGCCGGGTGCAGTTTATCAACGCGATGACTGGCGAGAAAGGAAAGGGCAACAACAAAGGATCATGGGTGTTCGTGTTCCGCCGTCACCGGGTGCCGGTAAAAATAATCCCGATTGACCGCACTTTATGTGAAGCAGAAGCGCAATCATTCTTTTAATCTTTAAGCGGCTCTCAGGGGCCGCTATCAATATAAATCATCAAAGAGACTATCATTTATGAAAATCATCGTTCCAGTTAAAACCCTCAAAGCACACAATATCATTCGCGGCACTCGCGAGACTAACCTGGCCCTGAACGGGATCTTTATCACCAAAGATCAGATAATCAGCAGTGATGGCCGCCTGTTGCTGGTTAGCGAGAATAAGCTCAATCCTCGTCAGCGTGCCGATTACCTGGTGAAGATCGAACACATCCCTGCAGGCTCATCAATGGCGGTGATCGATACTGACCTGCAGCTGTGTTACTTCCTGGATCGCGTCGTCAGCCATTCAACGCTTGATGACATTAACCTGACGGAGCAGTACAAAGGCGTGTCTGGCGCTCGCATCATGCGCTACGACTACCCGGACGTTAGACCAATTATGCAGATGGTTGGTGGATCAATTTCCAGCGTGAAACTGAGTGCTCATGTTCTGGGTAAAATCACCGCGCTCACCAAAGCCATCGGGTCACGCACTGGCGAGGTGGAATTGCATTTCCAGAAGGACAAGACGCAGACGATTAACGCGCTTATCCGCCAGGGTGCGACTGTATTAAACCTTTTCCTTAAACCAATGAAGTGAGGAAGTGATGAGCGAGAAACTCAACGGGACACGCGCGGGAGCGTGGTCATTCTTTAAGAGCCTGGTGATCATGACGTTGATTACTCGCAAGATCGTTAGCACGCACCAGGAAGCGTCTGAGTTTGCAGAAAGTCTTGATATGTCATTTGATGAGCTTTACGAAAATGAGCCGCGCTCAAGGTGGGCGCAGGTAATTAATCGTGACTGCGATGACTATCAGAAAGATCTGGAGAGAATGAAAAGTGGAAAATAAAAAGGCCATATTCCTTTTCAATGAAAGTTTCACTATGGCTATGCCGTGGGCGCTGGCTGGATATGAGTGCCACGCTTTCGACGGAAAGCATGAGGGCAGTAAGACTCACCAGTTTGGAAATAATGGTGGCAGCATTACCAACCATCATTTCTGGTTTCAGGCTGAAAAGGGTGACTTAGATATTATTGCCATATCTAAAATCGTTGGGCCTGGAGTTAAGTTTATCGCCAGCTTTGCGGAGTGTACTTATCTGACCACTACCGGCGCTCGCTGGTTCTATCACCCTGACGATAAGCACCTGCCAACAAAAGACCGCAGGCCGCACCCAAGCTACCCAAATCGGAGAAAGGATCAGGAAAACGCCGTCATCCTCGCCAGAATGGTTCAGCGCATGGCGGCTCTATTTGAGGCCGTTAACGCTGATGGATCAGAGGTTCCCTGGATGCTGGAAAACCCGGCTATCAGCTCCCTTAATACGCTATGGCGCAAGCCTGATTACACGTTTGATCCGTGTGATTACGGCGGGTACTTGCGAGAGGGAGATCCTCATCCGTTATTCCCTGATGTATATCCTCCGCAGGACGCATATCGAAAGAATACGGGGATCTGGTGCGGTGGTGGCTTCATAATGCCCGGAAAGATACCGGTTCCCGCACCTAAAGGATTCCCTGGTTTCCTAAAGGCTGGCGGCAAGTCAGCGCGGACTAAGGAGATCAGGAGCACAACTCCTGGAGGGTTTGCCAAAGCCGTTTTTGTATTCAACGCAGAGTTTTAACAAATAGCACTAATTGCTAAATATAGCGGGTTAATTCCCGCTATTATTCATTCCATCGAAACAGAGTGAGAGAAAGCAATGAGCAACCTGGCATTTAATCCTATCGAAATTTGTCGCGAAGTTGGCGAGCCTTATACATATCCGAGAAAGCCTCGCATGTTCTCTCAGGAGCAATCATCTGTATCCGTTAAATATCCATCAGTAAGCGGGATGATTAATCGCGACTCTTTATTCCTCGCTCAGCAGTTGGCGCGTTTTGCCGGTAATTGCCGGAGCACTGCAGCGAAGGATCGTTATATCAACCAGGCTAATTATGAGCTGACACGCGCTTACATGGGCGGCACTCAGCATGAATTATTCTGGAACCAGGGGTTTTAATTATGGCAACAATGGTGAAAGTTAAATGCGCTAACAAGTCGTGCGGATGCGAATTCATGGCTCGACTTGCTGACCGAAAAAGAGGGTGGGGTAAATTTTGCTCTAAGTCTTGCAAGGCTGTAAAGCAGGAGCGCCGCACAGGGAATTACAAACGTTACTTGCAGTCTCAGGATGGTAATTCATCTGGTCGAGGCTACATGTTCCCCTCAATGGCAGAAGGAGATGTTCAGTGAAAAAGGCGAAGATTTCAGTCAGCGAGGCGGTTGACCTTATATTGTCAGCTGGGCTTTCGGTTATGGAGAGAGAGAACCATTCAGATAGTTGCAGTGGTTCTAACCACCTGACGATCGCGGGGGGAAAGCGAATTGTTGAATACTGGCCCACTACCGGCACGGTTTATGCCAACGCGGTTAAGGGACAGTTCAAAGCTGTTCGCGGGTCAGGTCATGCTGACGCAATCAGAATAGCCAAGCATGGAAATTAAGCGCGGAGGCGCAGCAGTCAAAGAGCACGCGATAGAGGCCGGGATTGATGATGACCTATCCCGGATCATTGCGGCTTTCGGCGGAAAGTCAGCCGTTAAAGATATCTCGATCTATACGCCAGGTAAGCTGACATTCATCAATGAGGCTCCGCAGAAGGTAACGCGGGTTAGGCCGGGTGGAGACGGGCAAGGCGTGACAACCAAACAGGCTATTGAAGCCTCTCAACAGCAACGCAATCAGGGGAAATACAAGTGAAGAAATTCAAAAAGGCCAGCAACCGCAGTCGCAACGTCGTTAAGCACCTGGTAGACACGTTTGGCGATAGCCAGCACAAAAAGGCTTATCTGTTGATCATGCGCAGCATTACCGGGCTTAACCGCAAGATCCAGAGCCTGCACCAGCGGCTCAACAACCAGGCGTCTCACATTGACAAGATTGAGGCAGAGAACACGTCTATCAAGCGTGACCTGTTGCTGGGGAAGGTAAACGCTCCTTGCTCTATGGGCGTCGGTGATGGGAGCGGCAATCTCGTTGTGTACGGGACTTATGAGTCGATAAAGGCGGCTCAGGCTTTCGTTTTTCGCGCTGAGGATGCGACGAGAGAGTCCGCTCAGTGGAAGGAGACGGCAATCAAAGCGCACGAAGAGGCTGAGGAGGCACTAACGCTGGCGCAGCACTGGCGGCGCGAGGCTGAGAGCCTGAAGGAGGAAGTCAGCAAGGAACGAGAGCGTGCTGATTCCAATGAAAAGTCAGCTCAGTACGCAGCGGCGACGAATAAGAACCTCACAAAAAAGCTGTCTGATATGCAGTATCGCTTAGATAGCCTGGAGCACTGATTATGGGCCGTCACCACAATCGCGGCTGGCGTGCCGTACCCGAACAAAACATCGTTCGCCTCTACAACCGATTTGATGGAGAGCGGTTCAGAGGTTGCGTGAAGGTTGACGGCATTATCATCAGTTGTGGCATTCATCCAACCCGCAGCCGGGCAGTCATGGCACGCAGGTTGGCAATTCATTGGATTAAGTCGGGTTATGGCCTGGCTAGGGATTATGGGTATGAACGTTGAGATAAACGCAATCTGCAGGATCATGGAGGTTGCTACGGTTGAGGGTAAGCGCTTTGAGGTCGGTGATATTGAGCGCGTGATCGGCTGGGATTACGAGCAGTGGGGTAAGCAGTTCCGGGAGCAGACCGGACAGACCCCAGCCAGATATGCTCGCCTCTTTCGTTTGCGCCTCATCTGCAAGGACTTGCGCGAGACGGGAGCGACGGTAGGCGATGTATTTACCGGGCACGGCATGGACGTAGCGCATATGCAGCGCCAGTTTAAAAAGGCTATGGGGATGACTCCTTACATGTTCAGGAAATCATCCCAGGAAGTAGCGGAGCGGCGTATATCGAGGGTTTTCGGTGATACGCAATTCCAGCACGATCTATCAACTTCACCTCCCACACTCAAATAGCACTTTTTGCACAACATGCCGGGATCATTCCCGGTATTATTCTTTCATCGGCAGCAAACAGCAGCCACCAACTGAGAGAATGCAAAAATGACTACACAATTCAAAATCGCCGCACTGACCGCCCTGTCAAAATCAAACGTATCAAGTGATATCCTGGCCGTGGCATCAGTACGCGTCCGCACCAAAGCGAAAGAGCTGAAAGTTGGCGATATCGTTAAAAACATCATCACCAAAGAATTCTACCCGGTTGCCAGCATCGACAAGGATAGCCTCTGCTACCTGGTTACTCTCGACTGTTGCTCATCAGTAGACGGAAGCAGCTTCACGATGGATCTGGTTGGTGACTATATCGACGTGTACGCAGTCTGATTCCCAGACGCCGGGAGAAATCCCGGCAACCATAACAGTGGGGTATGTTCAGTGGAAAAATTCATGATTGAAAAGGGGACTCGCATTATTACGCGGGTTTCAGAGAATGGCGATTGCCACTGGTACAGGCGCAGCATCTCTCAGTGGGTTAAATGCGAAATGACCACTGCAGAGATCGTGGAGAATACCGTAGCCACCGGAAATGGATATTGGGTTGATAATCCAGAGGGCAGGTAGCACTTTTTGCAAAACGGCGGGTATAGATTCCCGCTATCATTCTTCCATCGAAACTAAACGAGGTTACACCGAAATGAAATCAGTCATCGCTATGTCACTCATCGGCTTAATGGGCCTTATCGCCACTGATAGCCACGCTGAGAGCTTCGAGAAGCCATCCATACTCGTTTGTAAGGTGCAGGCGTGCGTTAAGCAGGGCGGCGCACAGGAGCGCTGTGAGGTGGACAGAAAGGAGCGTGCCATCATCAGCGACTATGGCAACCGCATCCTCATCACTTATGCGTCAGAGACAACAATAGAGTCACCATTGTTGACCACGCGTAAAGGGCGCTTTGATCTGGGTGAGGTTGTCACAAAGACAGGGAAGCGTGTACGATTCGCACGCCGCACCGATGGCTATAACTTTGGCTTTACCGTCATGGGGAGTGGCACGCAATTCGAGTTCAAAAACTGTTCCGTAGTTAATTGAGGGTTTCAATGGGTAAGGATTTTGAGGTAGGCCAATCAGTGAAGTGCATCAGCGGTGGCATGTTCACTGGCTGCATTGGCAAGGTAATCAGCATCAATCAAAACGGCGTCCTGGTGAAGTTCGCAGGAATCAATCACCAGCAGCGCATCAACCCTTTTCATCTGGAGGCTCTACCGTGAAGCACTGGCACTTTATGGCGAAGATCTACGAAAGCGCAAACATGCAGTTGATCAACATCAGCTCAGGCGTCATCAGCACGCCAAACAGCATGAGCGCAACTGACACCATTAACTATCTTAGCAAGATGGTGGCAGACCAGCAGAAGCAGAAGCCAGGCCCGGAGGAGGTCACTATTGCTTTTGAGGCATTTGGCCTTGTTGAGTCTGACGACACCGAACCGGCAGCACCGCTCACCGATGAAGATATCGCGCAGCACCGGCACGACGACAAGGCAGAGGCTCAGGCATTCGCAGCAGCTGGCCTTATCGGGATGAGCCATAAGGATGTGTTTGATCACCTTGATGGCATCAAAAGCGACAGAGGAGCAACCGAATGAAATGGTTGGTTCTGATTGGAGTTCTACTGGCTGCAGGCGCACTGGCAAATAAGGTGATTGACCGCAAAGCCAGTTTCGATGCATTGCCGGAAGAGACGCAGCGCAAGGTTGAGCAGGCCGAGCACAACGAGCATGCATCTCAGGGCATCGTTGTCTATCACGACACGGCCCGACGCGTAACATGCTGGCGCTATCACCAGTACAACGCAGGAGGATTGTCGTGCCTGCCTGATAGTCAGGTGACGCTGGCTGAGTAACTGTATCGCATAGCGGTACGCTGTATCACAGGACTGTTATATAACAGTTTGATTATTCGATTGATGCACATAACGCAATAATGCTGAGTGTGCATTGCAAAACTTGCAAGAGTGAAAAGGGGTAGATGATGGGACGTAAAGCACGTGAGAAAGCAGTGCGCAGAGAGTGGCTGGCACGAGGCAACGGCGAGGATACTCCACGCATGACGCATCAGCAGGCATGGCACCAGGTATCGCAGAGCAAGCCTCGCAACGTGATTGTGAGCAATGTTGAGAGCGTCGTGATTGTTCGGGCAGTGGATGCAGAGGGTAATGTTGTGACGCGTAAGAAGCTGGCGAGCATCCCAATGTTGCACAATATGCATCAATACCACGAGCTGATGGCTAAGCATCACCAGGCGATGAACATCCCCAGCACGCACTACCGGCACCGCCTGACAATCACTGGTGAGAAGCTGGTTCCTGACGCTGGCATGTTCGGCACTCCGAAGGTGATGCCAGTCTTTAAGTTCCGGGTGGTTAATTGTGCCATGCACCGCAAGCAGGGCCAGGTGTTCCCTCGTGGCAAGGCGTATCAGCGTGTCATGTTGCGTGCAATGAAGCAGGCTATGGAGGCTCGCTCATGAAGCACGCTAAGCACAACCTGATTATCGGCCTGTACTCCCTTCTGTCATCGCATCGTTGGTTGATCAGCATCCCGGCCATGATGGTTATCGCATGGTTCACTGTTCTCCCGGTTGGCTATGCATACACGGTCTACGCCTACAGATTCCTGTTGTGGTGCGGTACGTCTCCTGCAGGCAACTACGCGCCTCTGGTAATGTCAGCTGGGGTGATTGCCCTTGCCTGGCTAAGCATCGTGATGCGAATCCTGGTTTCGCTGCTTGATTACCTGCAGCACATCATATATCGGGCTTACGTCAACTCGGTCATGCTCAAGTATTACAGCAACGACTAACTATCACAGCCTCCTGACGGGGGCTTTTTTTTGAGGTGAGGATGAGAAAGAAGCGAAGCGAACACTACAACCTGAATCGCCAGGGGCACGGAGCGAGCCTGACGAAGCATCAAATGTATGAGGCTCGTTACCGGGCAGAGTTTGAGGGATGGAAGGTGAGAAAGATTGAGGCTTACTTTGGGGTCAGTTACCGGTATGTATTACTGAACGTTTTGGGTTATCGGACGATGGCTGGAGTGTACCCTGTGAGGGGTGTAAAACCTGAGGATTATACGGGTTGATTTTGCATTCCGGTAATGCTCAACCAGTCTGCATTAAATCGCCGCTTTCGCTGTTTATGAACAAGTAAACTGAAAATGAGCGCTTATCACTGAACAAGAAAAACACTTGCCCGTCTAGGGACGGGTGTTTTACTTGCCGACTTAGCTCACATTTTACTAGCGATTTTAAAAAAAACGAAACAAAACCAGCATTAAAAAACAGTGACTTAAGAAAAAAATAAAAATCATCCAAAAAAACACGATTTCGAACATAAAAAAACGGTGTTAAAGTCAGTGCTGATGCGACCTGAAGCACTTAAGGTCATGTAGATTAAACTGTAGATTGTGACGATTGCGAATCTTGCATGAAATCACCCTCGTAAACTCAGGAAAAGTCAATAAATGAACATGGTAGAAAAAGACGCGATTTACAATCAGCTTTTCACTTTCGATAAGCCAACCAGCCAGCTGATCGACAACTTCAGCGGTTGTGCTGTCACGTCGAAATATGCAGAGGTAAAGCGAGTTGGTTACACGTCTGTTGATGACATTAAGGCCGGGATCATCCGGCACAAAAACCGAGAGATTAAAGCAGCCCAAAAACAACCAGTGACCAGTCGCGAGAAGCGAAGAGAATTGCGTGAGGCTCGCCAGGAGCAACTGACCGAGAAGCAGAAGGCGGCACTCAAGCGCAAAGAGAAGCGCCAGCAGGAGATCGAGTTCTTTGACAGGATAGACCGAAGTTCAATTGACTATCAACGCAAGATCAATGATGCGCTGTCTATTGGTGATATGAAACTTGTCGGAGCCATGATCCACCTGTCAGAGAAAAAGCGCAGGCCAATTGCTTACGCTGAGGGTTATGGATACTTCTCTACTGACGACGGAATTCACTGGCACCAAATTCGGGTTCACTACCGTTTCATTAAACATCGCGCCCCGGCTCACAGGAACAGCAGGGGTGAAGCCATGATCCTGATCAATAAGAATCTTGAGCCAACTAAAAATAAACGGCTGGGAGGTAATCGCGCCAGCATTAGCGGCTGGACTCAAGAGGAATTTGAGGCTGCTACTAGTTTCATCAAGCAGCGCCGGGAAAGCACGAATAGCTAAAGCGTATTATCGGGAGAGCCTGTATATTTGGCTCTACACCAACCACCCACTAAGGGGATCATCATGGCAGACAAATTGTCACCATCACTTACCACAACCGGCACCGACGCTGACGAGCAGCTGGCAGCACTCCAGGCCGCGAGCGAAAACTCTCCGTTTTATGCTGAGTTCCACCTCATCAACCTGGTCAGCCGGATGCGCTTAGTTGTCATGCAGGGCCGCACAACTCCAGACCTGGAACACATCATCAAAGCCCACGAAAGGACTCACCCAGCTTTCTCAAACGCCCTGAAAGGCTTTGTTGAGCAGGCAATAAGCGAGTACAAGGCGGCAGTGAAGAGCGACAAACAGCGCGAGCTTTACCAGCGGCTTTACGCGGCAGAGCAGATGAAAACGCAGGCGCTGATGGAACACAAAGACATTTAATCACCTGGCTGGGGGTTGGCCCCGGCCCAACAGGAGGTCACGAGTGGTATCAAGAATGATTCTCATCAATGGGGTAAACCAGCAGATTGAGGTTTGCCAGGCAGATCTTGAAAAGTTCAATTTCCTTGCCGTCGATCAGGATGGTGAAGTCTGGTTTTTCCGCAGGAAGCCGATCATCAGGGATGATAATATTTTCCGTGGCTTCGTCCCTCAAGAGCCGCGTGATGGCTCATTATCAGGCGAAAAGGTTGAGGATGTTGGCGAAGTATGGCGGGACTCTCTCACCAAAATTAATAGCGAGCAATCATGAAAACCCAAAACGCGCAGTACCTGCAGACTTTCGCAAAAGCCGTCCGGGCCGCGAAGGACGCAAAGCTGGAAACCGTATCCGTTGAGGCAATCGACTTTGAATGCCTCGTCAGCCTGGCGCAATCCAGTATGCACGAGGCGGAGATGTTCAAGTCTCTACATTGTCACCACGGACACGGCCCTGGCGCTCATCAACACGGACAGCAAACGTGCATAGAGTGTGCCGGTATCATCACTTATCTTTGGGACTTTTCAGAGATCGGCCTATTCCCGACCATGACACCTGAAAAGCTGAAACAGCACTACGTAGGCCGGATGGTATATGGCGAAGCGTACAAAGGCTAAGCCGCGCCGGGTGAACCCAGGCCAGCATGACCAGCACGTAATCGCCTGGTATCACCACATCCTGATCACCAGAACCTTTCCCCCTCGTGGGGCATTCATCAGCATCATAGCGGGGTAGTTATGGCAAAGGCATCAAGGGACACGCTATTCAGGCGGCTTAACGCTCTCCAGCAGCGTCAGGACGATCTTCCAGCGCAAGTGATTGAAACCATCTTCACCAGTGGTGGTGATTGCACCGGAAAGCACGAAACACAGGAGGCGCTGTTCCGCATGGCGCTTGAAATCAAAATCTTACGCCTTAAGCAAAAGCTGGGCTACGTCCAGTAAGGAACATCAATGAAATCACGTTACTTTCACTACGTCGCAACACTGACGATGGACGATCACGGAGAGAAGTATTCAGGGCGAACCAGCGGCATCATTGAGCGCTCAGATCCAGGTGTGACGCCAGCGGAGGTCTTTAAGCACATTCAGCTTGTTACCTGTCAGAGCCTGGGCGTGATGACCAGCAATGCTGATCTGGTTGTCGTCGAGCTGATCAATCCTATCGAATAGCACTTTTTGCAAAACATAGCGGGGTAGCTCCCGCTATTATTCAATCTCCAATAACTGAGGGTAAATTCATGAATCCGACAACCACAATCTCCAAGCCATCACTTCCATACCGTTTCTTCGTTAAGTCAATCGACGATTACGAGACATTCCCAACCATGCAGCAGGCTATCGACGCGGCAAATGAGCGCATTCAGGATTGCCTATGCGACGGCTGGGATGAGGAGGCCGTGAACGCCATTGAGTATGGCGCGATCATGGGAACCGCTGAGATGTTCGACAAGCGTCCGGACGAAACAGGCGAGTTCTCTTACATCTGTAACTATCAGGCCGCTCCGCTAAAGGATTCAATGTCACGCCTGGGGGCATTTACAGCCGGATCGATCAGTCAATCCGTCGCGTCATGGTTAGATGTTACCCTGCTCTCATCCACGCTGGAGATCAAAGACCCATCGATTAAACTTGAGATAGTGCAGACTATTTGCGGCCTGATTGCAGCCGAAGCAACTCAGAGAGGGATTAAATAATGAGCATTATGGTTCACCTATCAAAGCTGGTTTGCGATCCAGAGATGAAGGAAGGAGCTGTTTTCTCCGATGAATGCCCCAAGCAAGGAGCTTTTTTAGCTGTATGGATTTTTCGTGGAAAGTTGTTTTCTCGCCGTGCTGAATGGGTAGGCGGTGGAGATGGCGGGGTTAATTGCGGGACGCGATATCTTTTCTGGCACGCAACAAGTCAGCATTCCGAGATACTTCGAGAATGCAAGCCTTTATTTTTCATCCAGATGAAACAGGAGTCCTAATAATGCCGCAGGTAAAAGATCTGAAACCGGGTGAGCACTTTATCAACAAAGATGGCGCTCTTTTCCTTGTGCTCTGCCAGGGCGGCGAGGTCACTTTCACTCGACACATTTCGACAGGGGAAGAGAGCCTATATGATCCGGGCGCGGCTGTTAGTCTGGCTCATGAATCCCAGGTCAGGCAGGAGGGGAAGGTAGCCGTTATCCGCTCGATCTTTGAGGATGCCAGCACTACCCGGCAGGCGGCGGAGCAAATCATTGATTACCTGCAGGCAGAGCAGCAGGCTATCCCAGGCGTAATGCAGGAGATCTCAGCGAAGTATGTCGAGCGGTGCACGGAATCAGTTAAGGCTGAGGATGATCAGTTGCTCAACGGCATCAACGCTCTGGCTGGGGCCGCTTTTGCCCTTGCTGGCTCAGACTCACCAGGTTATCAGGACAAGGCTGCCAGGATTTGGCCGTGGAATCACCCCCAACACCTTAACGAGACGCATCGCGAAAAGTTCCGGCGCGTGTTCGTGAAGGATGGAGAGGGATACACGACTTTCCGAGATCGCCTGGTGTGGGCGGCAGTGCTCATCATTGCCGAAATCGAAAAGCAGGATCGAGCGGAGTTGAAAAATGGCAAGTGATAAAATGAAGGTTCGGCAGGTGCCAGCCACAACGCTTAAGCCAGGCGATATCTTCTTTGACATTAGCGGAGAGATGGCGAAAATCGTCTTTCGCGCTAACACCTCAGCGCCTGGTAAGGTGGGCT